TCCGATCTAAAGCGGATATGTTGAAATTCTAGAGTTCTATGGAGACATTCATAATCTAGATTCTGATGAATATCAGTCTGATCGTATGATTACTATTGTAGATCGTATGTGGACTATTCGTAATGAACCTTTCGACAACTGGCTTGGACATGCCCCTATTTACCACGTAGGATGGCGTACAAGGCCCGATAATCTTTGGGCAATGGGTCCACTAGATAATCTGGTTGGAATGCAGTATAGGATGGATCATCTAGAGAATCTTAAAGCAGATGCTATGGACTTAGCTATTCTACCTCCTATCGTTATTAAGGGAGATGTTAATGAGTTTGTGTACGGCCCTGCAGAGCAGATTCATATTGACGATAATGGTGAAGTAACAGAACTAGCACGGAATGCTCAATGGGTTATTCAAGCAGATAATAACATTGATCGTCTTGAAATGCGAATGGAACAGTATGCAGGTGCTCCTCGTGAAGCAATGGGTATTCGTTCTCCAGGTGAAAAGACGAAGTTTGAAGTGCAAGAATTACAGAATGCAGCAGGACGCATCTTCCAAGAGAAGCTTACTACGTTTGAAATTGAACTTCTAGAACCCTCTCTTAACGCTATGCTTGAAAAGTCTCGTCGATCTATGGATAGCACTGATTGGATTAGAGTTCTTGATAACGATCTAGGTGCTGAACGCTTTATGGAGATTACTAAAGAAGATATTACTGCTTCTGGTGTACTTCGTCCAATTGGAGCTAGGCATTTTGCTGCTCAAGCTCAAATCGTTCAGAATCTTACAGGACTTGCTAATACACCTATTTGGCAACAAATTGCTCCTCATACGAGTAGCAAACAACTTGCCAAGATGGTTGAAGATGTTCTTGGATTCTCTCGTTATTCGTTGTTTCGTCCTAATATCGGTATTGACGAACAAGCTGAAACTCAACGAATGGTACAACAAACTAGCGAAGATTTACAAGTTGAACAGTCTATTGGAACGGATATGGCTAAATGAAAAAGACATGGATTGTAAACGTAAATAAAGAACTTGCAGAGGAGATTAGAGGAAACTTTAAATCCTCTGCTCTTGTAAGAGAACGCCTAACGGCAATCTTAAACGAAAGAATTACGAGTAAACGTAACGAAGTAATGGCTAAAACATCATACGAATCGCCCTCTTGGGCGTTCTATCAAGCAGACGCATTAGGATATGAAAGAGCTTTAAATGAAGTAATTTCACTAATTTCTAATGATGTTGGAGAAAAGTAGTCAAAAAAAGGGTTAAGTTCATACTTACTTAGTAAATACTTAAGAGGGAACGAATGAACGAACGTAAAGTGAGTGAGTGAGTGACCCTTAAGAATATACATTGAACATTAGCAGATTTAGTTTAGTGGTAGAATTCTTTCCTTCCAAGTAAGAGGTATCAGTTCAATTCTGATAATCTGCTCCAATATTTTCCGTCTTAGCTCAGTTGGTAGTAGCACTCGTCTTGTAAGCGAGAGGTCATCTGTTCAAGTCAGATAGGCGGAACCAATTTTTATACGTATAGGAATTCATATTAATGGCTGACCAGTCCATTTTTGAAAATAATCAAAACACTCAGGTGACCCCTGAAAACACACCAGCTCTTCCTTCTACCTCTAGTGATTTTGCAGACTTGCTTAATCAAATTAAGAATGAGAATGGAGAACCGAAATATAAGACTGTTAAGGATGCGCTTATTGGTCTGCAAAACGCTCAAGGATTTATCCAAACTCTAAAGACAGAGAAAAGCCAGATTGAACAAGAACGAGATTCTCTGCGCCCTGTTGCTGATAAGGTATCTGAACTTGAACGTACACTATTTCAACTTACTCAAAAGAATGACGAAACAGCCACCACTGTTAGCTCGTTAAACGAAGAGTCTGTAACACAGTTGGTAGAACAAACGCTCACTCGTAGACAGCAAGAGCAAGTTGCTAAAGATAATTTGCAAAGTGTTGTCAATAAGGTGAGAGGCGCATTCGGGGAAAAGGCTGAAGAAGTTTTTTATTCAAAAGCTCAAGAGATTGGCCTCTCTAAAGCTGAAATGAATGCTTTGGCTGCACGTACTCCACAGGCTGCTCTGAAGATTATCGGTATTACAGAAACAATCAAACAAACCAATAGTCCAAATGTTTCAAGTATCAATACTTCACAGCTTACGCCTAATCAAGAAACATTCATCGCACGAAACAGTCGTAAATTAGAAGTCGGTGCCACTGCTCAAGATATTATGCAAGAGAGTGTGTCATCTAGAAAAATGATTGATGAGTTGCATGAAAAAGGTATGTCTATCGATGATTTGACTAAACCTTCTGTGTATTTCAAATATTTTAAATAAGGATTTTAAATGTCTCAAAATCGTGCTAATAGCACAGCATTCATCGAAGCAGAACAGTATAGCGCGTTTATTCTGCGTAATCTGCAGGATGGTATGCTTCCCGGTACATTCTATCGTAATGTCTCGGATTTCGGTTCTGGTTCGACTCTTCATATTAAGACTGTCGGCTCTGTAACCATTCAAGACGGTGCTGAAGAAGTTCCGTTCGATTACACACCTATTGAATCGGGTGAAGTGACTCTGACTATTACTGACTACGTTGGTGATGCTTGGTATGTTACTGATGAACTCCGTGAAGATGGTGCTCAAGTTGAAGCTCTAATGAGTGCTCGCTCTAGCGAATCCACTCGTGCAATTCAAGAAGTGTTTGAAACACGTTTCCTGAAGAAGTGTAACACTGCCCAGACCAATGCTAATGCTAATCTGGTTAATGGATTTGCTCATCGTATTGCTTCTGCCGTAGCAACTTCTGGTAGTGAAAACACTATCCTGCTGGATCACTTCATCAAGATGAAGCTTGCATTTGACAAGGCTAATGTTCCAATGGCTGGACGTATTGCTATTGTTGATCCTGTGGTTGGTGCTACTATGGATCGTCTGGTTTCTGTAAATCGTGATGTAACTCCTTTCGGTCAGCGTATTCTTGAGAATGGTTTTGATCGTGATCATACGTTCTTGATGAATCTGTATGGTTGGAATATCATCTCGTCTAACCGTCTGGATAAGGGTACATTTAGTGATGGTACGACCTCGGTGTCGAATGCTGTTGCTAACGTGTTTATGTGTGTGGCTGACGACAATACCAAACCTATTATGGGTGCATGGCGTCGTATGCCCAAGGTGGAAGGTGAACGTAATAAGGACCTGCGTCGTGACGAGTTTGTAACTTCGTGCCGTTGGGGTCTTGGTACGCAACGTGTTGATACTCTGGGTATCGTCATTACTTCTGCTGTTAATATCTAATTAGGAGAAGAATATGGCTTTTGAAAATTCCGCAGGTATCGGCGTGTATAACCACTATGGTCAACGTACCACGGGTGGAACTATCGGTAGTGAAACTACTGACGGAAGTACCCGTTCGTATTCTATTACACTGACTGGTGAATCACTCAACAGTGCATTTATGCCTCCTGTTGTTATTCCTAAGGGTGCACTTCTGAAGAGCGCTATTCTGCGTGTGGATGAGGCTTTTGCTGTCTCCGCTGCTGGAACTGTTGCTGTAGGTGGTACAGCTCCTGGTACTAATGGTGTTGTGCTCACAGAAACACAACTTGAAACTATTGGAACTAAGGACGTGTCTGCTGTAGCAATTGGTACGTGGGCGACTGCATCAACTACAGGTACTTCGGCTGCTGAGAAGGTTGCTAAGGCGGTGACAGGTACTGTTACGGCTACACAAGGTAAGGCTACTTTGCTCCTTGAGTTCGTAAACAAGACTAAGGTCTAAACTTAAAGGGAGCTTAGTGCTCCCTTTTTCATTGGAGAAATGAATGTCAAATATTCAACATAAAGATATTCCAGAATCACAGCTTCACGAACCTAAAGGTATTTCTGTTGCAGCAATCAATCAAGTTTATGTTTCTAACGGAGCAGCCAGCGGTACATGGGATAAAATTAAAAGTTCTAATTTTCAAGGACTAACTGGAGATGGAGGAACAGCAAATAAAGTGTTCCTATCTGATGGATCTAACGGATTTGTAGCTAAGACACTTAATGCATACGGTGTTATGGGTATTACGAATAATTCTAATAATTTTGTAATTGGAGCAGCCGCAGATGCAACCCTCCAAGACGTATCTGATTATGTCCTTTTTACAGGAGCAGGTGCCCCATGGAATGGGGAAAGTTTGTTTGGAATTACTTTTAGTGTAGAGAGACTTATTGCACCCGTAACAGGCGTTTATGATGTTCGGTTCTGGGCTAATATCTCTGGATACCCTTCTAATACGTCTCTAGTAGGAGCACGTTTCAAGATCAACGGAACTACATGGTCTCCTAGAACAACAGTCACAAAGTCTAATTCTACAGGTGATTCTGGTAACCTCAATGCGTTTGGGCTTGTTACTTTGAATGTTGGGGATTATGTTCAACTATTCGTAGCCTCTAGTGCTGCTGGAAACCTTGTAATCCGAAACGCAAATCTAACTCTTGATCTTCGGAGAGCTACCTAATGAAGATGAATCTTTTAGAGATTGTTCAAGACATTCTCAATGAGATTGATTCCGATGCTGTTAACAGTATTACAGATACAGTAGAGTCTGAACAAATTGCTCAGATTGTAAAAACTGCTTATTTTGAAATTATCTCTAAACGTAATTGGCCTCATCTTCGTAAACTATTCCAATTCTCTCATGTAGGGGATTTGAACAAGCCCAATTATCTAAGGCTTCCTCCTAGGATAAAAGAACTTGAGTTCTTTAAATATGAATGTCAAGATTCTGAAGAGGGTAAGATTGAACTAAAAGCTATCATATATAAGTATCCAGACGAGTTCCTTCAATACATTTCAAATAGGAACAGTAAAGATGCAACAGTGTCTACAGTGATTGATTTCAGCGGAAGCAAGCTTTTAATTAAAAATAACATTGCTCCTACGTATTGGACTTCATTCGATGATGAGTACATCGTAACAGATTCGTATGATCAAGCTGTTGATGACACACTTCAATCATCTAAGACTCAATGCTATGGCTATATCTTCCCAACATGGGCGCATGAAGATACATTCATTCCAGATATTCCTGATGAGGTATTCCCGGCTCTGTTAGCAGAAGCTAAGAGTACAGCGTTTGTATCTGTAAAACAGATGGTTAATCAAAAAGTAGAACAGAAAGCTGCTAGACAGCAAAGATGGTTATCTCAAAGCGCATGGAGTGCTAAAGGAGGTATCCGTTATCCTAACTATGGACGTAAAGGTAATCGATAATGGAATATAAAGGGTATCTTATTACTCCTGCTCAAGGAGCAGCTAAATGTTATTCAATTGCTACGGCAGGCCAAGGTGGTAAGATACCTCAAGTTATGACAGGTCTTTTTACTTCTACAGGGGTTGCTAAACAAATTGTTGATATGTACATTGCTCTAAAACAAAAGAATGTAAAGACCGATGACAAAGAAATCAGTAAAATCTGAAGTAAGCAACTTCATTAAAGGTCTTGTAACAGAAGCAAGCCCTCTAAATTTTCCTCCTAATGCATCATTGTCAGAAGAAAATTTTGAACTTTTACGTACAGGAGTTCGACAACGACGTCTTGGAATGGATTATGAAAATGATTATGCTGTAAATATTCTTCCAGGACCTCCTTTCGGTGTACAAGGGGCAATTAATACGTTTATATGGAATAATGTAAGCGGTATTAATGGTAAGGATTTTTTAGTTGTTCAGATGGGTTACGCTCTTAACTTTTTTGATATGCAAAAAGACTCCCTATCCCGGGACGGTTATGTAGGGCGTTATGACGTTGGTAATCTGATTGAGAAGTATTCGTTCGCATCTATAGATGGTGATCTGATTGTAGCCACCGGCAATCCTTCATTAGCTAGGGTTAAATATGATAATTTAACAGGTACATTTTCTGCTGAATATTTTAGTTTAAAAGTAAGAGATTTGTGGGGTGTATCATATGCTCCTACAGATTCCGATCCATATTATCATCCTCCTCAAGACGCTCCAGCAGAACACTTCTATAACCTGTATAATCAATCTTGGGGTATTCCTAGACGTATGGATGGTGGAGGTCCAGGTAAGTTCTTTGATGTTATTGGGTACTATTCCACATACTATATGAGGCTCCCTTCTTCGTCTGAAGAAGTTTGGACAGCTATGACAATGCGTCCAGGGGAGGAACCTTACGAATATATTCGTACCAATGCTTGGGGCGAGATGCTGGGTGCCACACCTTCAGCAGCTAAGGGTTATTTCATTATTGATGCATTACGCCGAGGACCTTCTAGAACTCAGGCTATTGAGAATAACAAAGCACGTTTTCCTCAAATGTATCTTTCTTCGTTTACAGCAAAACAAGACACCACTCCAGGAGGAGCAACTGCTGTATATGAATTCGCAGGACGAGTTTTCTATGCAGGATTCAGCGGAGAAGTTTTAGGCGGTGATATTCGCAGCCCGAGACTTTCTAACTATATTCTGTATTCACAACTGGTTAACAGCCCTAATGATTTAGGTAAATGTTATCAAGAGGGCGATCCAACATCTAGAGAAGGTAATGATATTGTAGATACCGATGGAGGATTCATTAAGATTTCAGGAGCTTCTGAAATTATCGGAATGTCTAATATTGGTTCTAGTTTAATTGTTATAGGTTCTAACGGTACATGGGTTATTTCTGGTGGATCGGATTATGGATTCTCAGCCACTAATAATAAGGTTAAACAGTTAAGTGATGTAGGGTGTGTGTCTAGGTCTAGTATTGTTAAGACGTCAGATTCTACTTTATATTGGGGAGCTAATGGAATACGTTCAATATCTATAACTCAAACAGGGGATATTATAGATACGTGTATTTCTGATAACATAATTAATACGTTTTATTCAAATGTCTCTGAGAAAGCTAAAGCTGTATCAGCAGGGATATACGATGATGTATCTAAAGTTGTTAGATGGATGTACTATGAGCAAGATGATCAAGGTGTTCAGAGTGAAATCAAAGAGCTTATTCTTGATATAACTGTTCCAGCATTTTATCCATATACTGTTAGTAATCCTCCAGGGTGTTCTATACGTGGGCTTTTTCCAACAGCTACAGTTCAATATCAGGAACTATATAACAACGTAGTATCTGGTGATGACATTGTTAATTCTGGACTAAATGTTGTAACCGTTCCCTATCTAGAACGTATGCCTTCAAAATCTAGTGTGAAATATCTAATGATACAAGAAGCTCCTCTTGAATTCCCTAAATTCACATTTGGACATTATTGGAATGGTAAATTTAAAGATTGGTATAGTAGAGACGGAGTAGGTATTGATGCTACTGCCCATCTGTTAACAGGAGCTATCACAGCAGGAGATTCTTCTGTAGATAAACAAGTTCCTTATGTAACAGTGCATATGTATCGTACAGAGAATGGGGTAGATTCTGAAATGAACCCTATTAACGTATCTGGTTGTTTAATGCGCTCACAATGGGAATGGTCTAATAGTGTCAATTCTAAGAAATGGGGACCTTCACAACAGGTTTACCGTTATCGTAGAGGATACTTAGTTGACAATTCAGGAGATAGTTATGATACAGGATTTGAACTAATCACTACGAAGAGCAAGCTTCGTGGACAAGGTAGGGCATTATCTTTGCATTTCAGTACAGAACCTGAGAAAGATTGTCGTATTGTAGGATGGAACATCAACCTAAATGGAAACAGTGTTACGTAAAACCTACTACAAGGATGGGGACTTCTTCCTCGATTACGAGTTAATTGGGGAGGAGGTTGTAGTGCATTGTGAAATATATAATGTAAAACCTTCTGTATTACGAAGGATGTTCTCTGTATTCAATTCATTTTGTAATGAATGTAGAGAGAAGAATATTAATACCATCATAGGAGCCCCTAAAAGCCCTAAATTAGCGCGAATATTTAATGGGGAATACATAGGTATGGTTAATGAATATAAGGTGTTTAAATGGGAATTGAAGCAGCTCTCTTAACACAAATAGCAGCAGGTACATCTATTGTAGCAGGTGTTGCTGGTATTGCTCAGAACATAAGAGCACGAAGTGGACAAAAAGAAGCAAGAAACATCCAGAATGCGCAGAACAAATCTGCTCAAATGGAAGAGCGTCGTAAACAAATTAGAGAAGAACGTATTCGTAGAGCACGTATTCTTCAGTCGTCTGAGAATACAGGGGTTGCTGGAAGTTCTGGAGAGCTAGGTGCTATCGGAGGACTAGCGACAAATCTGTCTGCAGGTATTGGAAGTAATGCTAATTCAGCCAATCTTTCCAGTTTAATGAGCACGACTCAACAAGACATTGCAAATGCTGCAGGGTCTGCTAGAACATTGTCAACTATAGGACAGATGGTTCCAGGTGCAGCACAATTTGCTAATAGTATTTTTGATACTCCTAATAATCTACAAGGTCCTTTAATTAATCAATCTTTTCCAAATCAATAATGAGCGAACTAAATGATCTGATTGGGGTAGAGGCATACCCTATTTCTCTAGATGATATGGTCAAGGGTACATCTCTTGGAACTATTGACCCTCCAAAATCTGCTATACGTAACAGAGCGGCTACTGTAGCTCTTACATCTGAGCCTGATAAAGCCCTAGAGAATTATCAGATTATGATGGCCGAGTCTGAGAATGGAGATTCTTCTTATACACAAGCGCTTCAAGATCGCGTGGTAAATACTGTTCAGGAACAAGATCAGAAAACTCTGATGAATATTCTTGCTGATCCTGCTGTACCATATGAACAAAAGAAGCAAGCTATTTCTCAGCTTAAGCTCAACCCTGCTCTTAAAGAGACTTCTGCGATTATGCATAATAATCTTGCATCTCAGACAAGTGAGGGCGAACGTCCTGATGAAGAAGATGCACGTATCAATGCTACATCTAAAGCTCTCAATGAGATTAATCAAGAACGTACACAACGTCAAGCTTTGATTAACTCTCATATGGCAAATCTAAAAGGAGCTGGTGTAGAGACAGTTGGTGAGATGGCTGCTTTGTGGGTTATGCCTTTTGGTAATAACATTGCAGTAGCTAGAGAGCGTGCTGGAGCTGGTGGAACTGCTGGAGAGATTTTTAAAGCATTTGCCCTTCCAGGCTCAGATGTTATGTCTCGTCGTCAAAAGCTTGAGAACCTTCCTCCAGCAGCACGGGAAGAAATGACACGTAACATTCTTACGAATCTGAAAGACAGCAGCGGAGTGCTTATGTCTGATAATGATTTTCAAGAATGGCAACGTGCTCAACAGCTCTTAGATGAAGGAGGTTATTCCAATACCGATGTGTGGTTGGATAATCTTTCTGGTCTCCTGGATGTTGTAGGGCTCGGTTTTACAGTACGCTCTGTTAAAGGAGTTGCTAAAGCTGGTAAAGCGGTAAAGAGTGTAGAGGAAACGGTTCCTGTAGTTAATAAAACTTCTTACGAACAACCTACTGTACAACCAGTTGTTAATAAGCCTGTTGGAATACAGGGAGATGATCTAGCAACAGTAACAGGTAAGCCTACTGCTGGAGCATATGATAAGCGTATTAGCGATCTTGAAGCAGAGAAAGCACAGCTATTAGGGAAGGCTTCTAACACACTTGATAAGGGTGAAGTAGCCAATCTTAAGTCCGAAAGAGAAGCTCTTGTTGCTAATTTCAAGTCAGAAGGTTCTAAATCTGATATTGCTAAGAGACTTCAAGAAGCTAATAAGATTACGTCTAAAGAAGCTAAGAAGCAAGCTGAATCTATTTTCACTAATCTAGAAAATGATCTGAATGCTAAGATTGGTCGTATAGATGAGCAGTTGACTACTAATAAAGAAGCCTCTACTGTCATACAGCGTGTTGCTGAAATTGAGAAACAGATTGCTACTCTCAAGAAGAACAATACTGAGATGTTTATTAAGAAGAGCCCTGTTGCAGATATGGTTGAACGAATCAATCTCAATTCTCCTCTGGGACAATCTCATCCATTATCTCCTCATTCTACGATTAAACAGTCCAACCCTGAAAAGGCAAGAGATAGTTTCAAAGCTATTTTTGAAGGAGATGAAGCTGTAGCCGAAGGTGTAGCTAATTCCACTAAACAAGATGCACTGGCACAAGATGTGTTTCCCAAAGCTGTTACAGATAGCGGAAAGGTGGCAGCAGAGCCTGTAGATATTCAACGTAGTATTCGTCAAGGAATGATTCCAGAACGAGCATATGAGTTCATGAGTAAGATTGGACGTATTGATTTCACCCCTATGGAGAAAGCTGCTATACGTGGAAACATTGTTAATGATTTTCAATCTGCTAAAGGGCTTGTTCTCCACGAAAGCATGGGAGGTTTCAATACTTCGTTCAAGGCTGATGGAGGCTCTGTTAAAATATCTGCTGTATATGGAAAGCCAGAAGGTGCATGGTCTAATGCTCAAGATGCTGTAAGTCAAGCTACTTATGCTCTTAGTAAGTATGGTATTCTCCCAGAAGAAGTGAAGATTCTTAAGAACGATGGTTTAGACTATGTTCCTGTAAAATTAGAAGACGTTAAGGATGTTCCTGGCTCCTACATGATTCGTATTGAATCTGAACATAAATTCACTACAGGGGATGTGGTTGATCCTACCAATCCTGTACGGTTTGAAGGAATCACTACAAAGCTTAATTTCTTAGATAGACTCCCATTCTCATTTAAACTTCAAGGAGGTATATCTTCCTATCTTGCAGATGCAGCTTCTCGTATTGATCCTAAGATTACACGAGCACAGACAGCAGCTCAAGACTATTCTGCAAAGCTCGAAAAGATTCTTCTGGATGAAGCAGCTAAATACTCTGACCAATATGTGAAGCTTCCTAAAGAAGCACAGAAACGTGTTGATGAATATCTGTTTGAAGCCAATATCAAAGGCATGAAGATGGATATGGCAGATATGAAACTTACTAGAGGAATGTCTGATGAAGAGATTGATGCTGTTAAATCTTTCAGAGATTTCTGGGATGGGCAGTTCTATCTTGAGAATGCTGATGTTATTCGTCAGTATAATGAACAAGGATATATGCTGTTCCGTAACGCTTCAGATGAATTCCATGTGAAGCCTATGGCGAAGAACTCTAATTTGTACAATCAAAACAACTTATATGATCCTGCTATAGGTCAAGTAAGGCTGTTTACTCGTCAAGAAATTGATGAGTTGTATGATAAAGGAGGAGCAATCAATCAATACCGTCGTCCAGTTCAGATTGGTCAAGACACTGTAACCCATATGGTTATTCGTAACACACCTTCTGAATATGCTCGTAAGTTTAGAGATTCTGACATGGTGCTAAATTACCGTGAAGGATATTTCACTGTTCATTATGACAAGCCACGATTCATTGATAAGACGTTTACAGATGCTAATGGTGTAAAGATTACAAAAGCTGTTGCTGTTGGCAAGGATTCTGTAGAAGCAGAATCATATGTAAAGCGAGCTAATCATAACGCTACTTCTGGAGAGGTGTATTCTCATCGTGCTGATGATCGTATGCTTCGTAGAGGAAGTGATGAATGGTTTGACATTGAAAGTGCAAGAGGACGTATTGCACAACGCTATCGTGGAAAGGCTCTAGAAGTTGCTACTGGTAATAATTTACTCGGAGGAATGGAGATTGTTGAGAGCCCTGTTACATCTGCTATGAAGTCTGCTAAGAGCATTGCTGGCCAAGCTATTACTCGTCCTGTTATCGAAACAGGTAAAGCACGAGTGATGCAGCAATTTGGTCACTTGTTTAAATCAGATGGAATGGGTGGACGAATCTGGCCTAGAAGTATAAGCGAGATTGGTGAGAAGGGTGGTCAAGTGATTAAAGAAGTTGCTGATGCTCGTACCAATTGGGCTTACCTTCATCATCTGGAGAATGGATACATAAATGGTATGGACGAGTTCTATAAGCAGTTTATGTACGCTATGGCAGAGAAGTCTGGTGAATTAGGACTCGGAAAGATACAACGTGGGTTTGGTGAAGCTGCTAGAGTAAGTCCTACAGGGGGTATGAAGCAAGCTGTATTCACAGCCACAATTGCTGCTAATCCTATTAGACAAGCTATGGTTCAGATGCATCAAGCTGTTAGAACATTTGCTTATAATCCTATTTCTTGGGCTAATGGTAATATCATTTCACTACCTGCTGAATTCTTAACGTATGTTGTAGATGGTCGTCCACGAGCTGCATACAATAAGAGTTCTTTTGTTCGCTTTATTGAAGATAGTGGTGTGATGGATGCTGTTGATAAACAGAATCTGGTTCGTAGTACATTGATTGATGCTGCTGAAGCTCGAAGCCTTCCAACTAAAGCTGCTTCTAAAACATTTGAAGTGATGCGTAAGATTGGTTTTGATCAAGGTGAAAAAGGTAACATGCTTATGCATATGGCTGCTGTGTACGATAAATATGTTCGTAATGGAGCTAATGTAGACAGCGCTGATGTTAAAGCTGCAATGATGAGTGAGGCAAGAGCTATTTCCTACGAAATGAATTTCGCTGGAGATATGCCATATAATCAAACATCTTCAGCATTCTTCTTGCAATTCCTTCAGGTGCCTCATAAAGCCTTCCTTCAATCTTTCAATAGGAAACTTACAGGAGTGGAAAGAGCCCGTCTTTTAGCTGGAGATGTTATACTCTGGGGTCCTCCAGTGCTTATGGTTAATGCTCTTGCAGAGAAAGTATTTGGAACAGATATTCTCCCTGAGAATAAGACAGCTAGAGAAATTCTAACAGAAGGGATGGAAGCTTATTCTCTGAATACTATGTTTCGAGACCTAACTGGTAAAGAAGATATTCATATAGATTTCTCTTCGTTAGCTCCATATGACTATATGGGATGGGCTGAGATGCTCCATTCCTTCTACACAGGTGGTTTGCAAAAGATGATGATGAGTAGTCCTGCTGGACAGCTCTTATTCTCTGAACAAGGACGTGTTAGAAATGCAATGGGGTCAGCTATGAGATTTATGGGTGTTGCCAAGCCAGTAGGTGAAACCCCTGATTCGTTTATGCATGCATTGAACGAAATAGCTAAGATTAGCTCTGGATGGAATAATGCGTATAAAGCTCACCTAATGCTTGAGACGTATAAGCGTTTCGATGCATATGGTAAGCCTACGGGGGACATGGAGCATGCTGTAGAAGCATTTGCTCAAGTTCTTGGATTTGGTGGGATGAGTCAGAAACAGTTGTTTGAAATGTCAAAGAAGGTTTCTGATACGAAGAAAAACCATGAAGATGAAGTTAAATCAGCCTTTAAGGATACCCTTCGTTATTATCAAAGCTCGTGGGAGAAGGGGGCTACTGATTTAGATCAGCTTAATGCTGTTGCTCAGTTTATGCTTAGTAAATATGAATACGATTCGGAAGCTCAGAAGATTATTCAGAGAGAGCTTGGATTTGTTATTCAAGACCCTGACCAACAAATTCTTACACGTATCATCAAGTCTTCTAATATTCCAGGTATCGAAGATACAATAAGTAAAATTAAGCTTGGCCCATTCTCTGAAGATGACAAGCAACGTGCTATTCGTGTCTTAGAAGATGCGAAAAAGTACAGACAAGAAAAGGAAGTTAAATAATGGCTGAGTTTGGTATTCAAGCCACAGAACTCTCTGCTCCTCAAGGGGCAGGGACTTCTGTTCTTCAACCAGCAACAACTATGCCTCTGGATAATGGTGTTGCTGAGAATATTTCTGGATTTCTTAATATCTTTCAAAAAGGATTAGAACTAGATAAAAAGAGTAAGGCCGAGGCTCTTAAGGGTAGTATCATTAAAGACTATTCTAGGCAACAGCAGAGTATTAATGATGCTATTGAATCTGGTGGACTTGCTGGAGACGCTGCTGTACGACGTTCTAGAATTCTATTCAATAAATTTATGGGTTCTTATCCAGAACTGGAGAAAGAGCTATCATCCGTAGCTACAGCGTTTAAGGGATTCTCTCAGATTGGAGAAGCTCAAGAACGAATCAAGACAGAAGCTGACATGCGTAATGACTTGATTAAGAAGGCTCAGTCTTCTGGAGCAATGCCTGTTGATCCTAATATGGGTAAGGATGCTCAGGATGCGTATATTCGTAACTTTCAAGCTCAAGAGCAAGCAGATGCTACATTTCGTAGATTAAATGCTAAGGAAGAAGCTAATAGAGCATCTGGAAGATATTCAAGAGAAGTGGCAGATATTGAACGTAAGAATTCTTCGTTGACCCTTCTAAATGATCTAGCTAATAATAACATTGATATGTTCTTCTCAGCAGCAGATGACTATCGTATGCGTATTCAAAATGGAGAACTTAATCCTCAACAAGCTGCATTGTCATTGAACCAACAATTCACTAAGGTGGAACAGTCGATTAATGGTATTGCAGGTCTCAATCCTGAACTTGCCAGTATGTATCGGGGTTTGTTTGATGAAACGAAGAAGGCTGCCCTAGCAGCTATTGACCCTGCTTCTGAAGCTAAGACAGTTAAGGATCAATATGATTCTGTGATTTATAAAACTAAGCTTGCTGCTTTGAATCAACCCGGTGTAGCTAATAGGGTGGCAGTGTCTCAGTTGTTCGGTAATGCTCCTGATCTCGTTATGAGACTCACAGGAACAGCTCCTAAACTTGTTGACACACTAGATCAGCTTAATAAAGCTCCAGGTCAGGTAGGGATTGTTCCTCAAATTACAGGTACTCCAGAGGACAAGCCTACGTTGGAAGTGTTGAAGAAGAACACGCAGTTGTATAACAATGGAACTGCTAAAGATACAAATGGAACAAAACAGGAACTGTCTAATTCTATTCGTAATTATCTGAAGCAACTTGGTAAGCTCCAATATGAAGACGGTCTCGATCCTAAGCAGTTACAGTCAGCAGTAGATTATTTCTCTTCTCCTGAATACGGTAAGTTTGCTAGAGAAAACAAACTCTCCCCTTCGGAGATTGAACCTGCTAAACAAGTGTTTCAACTTCACTACCTACAACCCGCTGTACAAACTATTGGAGAAAGCCTTGAAGGGATTGTCACTACTCGTTCTGAATATGTTAAAGATCCAGGAAGTAATTCTCCACGTCTCGTACTGAAGGATGAGAAGCTTGATATGGATAAGCTGCAAACCACATTTGATGGAACAAGCGTGTCTTTCAATCTTCCTGATTATTCTACTAATCAAGCTATGACGAGTGCTCAACGAAAGGCTCTTAATGATTTGAATAAAACATCTAAAGCTGTTAATAAGCTCATCTCTCTCGGAGCTAACTTGGAAGGTAAAGAACCTGCTAAGTATTGGGAAGAGAAGAAATACGAGATTCTTCCTAAGTTGTTCCCTGTTCGTCCTGGCACTATTATTAACGGATATAAGTATAACGGACAAGGAAGCTGGAAGGACAAGGCTAATTACACAAAGGTTGGAGACAACAATGAGTAAGATGCCTTGGGAGATGTCTGTTGATGAGGTGATTAAGAGCGGAGGATCTTCGGTTCCTCCTCCTCAAGAACCTAAACAAGAAGTTATAAAGAAGCCTCCATGGGAAATGCTATTTGAGGAGGTTAGAACGTTCTTTAAGCCAGACAATGGTAAGGTAGCTCCTTCTCCTAAAACACCCCTTCCTGAGCCTCCTGAGGCCCTTAATAAGCCCCTCTATCCTACTGAAAAATCTATGAGAGGGCAAGGTATTCTTTCTCCTGATGAACAAGCTCGTTCTGATATGTTTGAAAAGAGTGATGCTAATCTCGCAATGTTGGATGAAGAACTTTCACGTAAAGGTCTTTCTAAAGAAGCTAGGAAAATTTTGGAAGAAGAGCGAGTAAAACTGGTTAAGATGAGAGGAGGTAAATAATGCCAAAGAAAGGTGAATTTAAAAAGAACGCTACAGCCGATAGTATTCGTCAACGAGCGTATAATTCCAAACCCTCTAGTAAGAAGGATAGGGCATCTAGGAATTCTGCTAGAAGTGAAGCTATGCGAGATGGAAAAGTTCGTAAAGGAGATGGTAAAGATATTGACCATCGTGATTCCAATCCACGTAATAATAAAAAGGGAAACACCCAGGTTATGTCAGCAAGTAAGAATCGTGCAATGAATCAACACGATCCTCGTAAAAAGAAGAAATAACTAAAGGAATATAATGGCAAGCAAACTAGCACGTAAACGGCAAGTGCAAGATCAGAATGTTGAATATATTAGAGGGTTTGAAGCTGTAGAGCCTAAGAACCTAGCTCAACAACTTTATCTTGAGGCTATCGAACGAAGTGATGTAGTGTTTGGTGTAGGGAGTGCTGGAACAGGTAAGACGTATGTAGCTGCTATGTACGCTGCAGAGAAGCTATTCTATCGTGAAGTTGAACAGATTATTGTTACACGCCCTAATGTGGAGGCTACACGCTCTATGGGGTTTCTTCCTGGAGAGCTTGAGGAGAAATATGCTCCGTACCTGGAGCCTTTTGATGGTGTGTTTACCAGAGTGTTTGGTAAGACACATTATGAACTTCTTAAAAAGAGGGAGAAGATTGCAGCGAAGCCTCTAGGCTATATGAGAGGTGCTACGTTTGACAATGCCATCGTGCTAGTCGATGAATGTCAGAATATGACAGAGAAGGAATTTAAGCTTCTCCTCACCCGTATTGGGGAGGGGACGAAGGTTATCTTCTCAGGAGACAGTAGGCAGGTAGATATTCCTGACTCTGGATTGAATGCTACTATTCAACGACTGAAATATATTCCAGAGATTGAAGTGATTGAATTTATGCCACAAGATATTGTTCGTAGTAAGCTGTGTAGAGACATTATTCTAGCTTACGAACATTAATTATTAAGCCCCGTATCCTTAACAGGACCGGGGCTTTTCTTTTGCTTATTCCACTACGTAGGGAACAGAACGAACAGAAGGATAGAGAGCTTTAAACTCTTCGATGGTAATATCCTTACCAATCTCTATCTTCTCGAAGTCTTGACCTTCAAGCATACCTTCAAGTTCATATTCTTTAATAAGCAATTTACATGCCTTACACGAAGGCGTAGTGAATACTCGTTTCATCTTTCTTTCTTAACGAATAGGGCAAGAGCCCGTTGTACAATCATCTTCCAGAGGAGCATCAATATCGTTAGATGCTTCTAGGTCGATAGGCTGAATATTAGCTGCGTAAGCTTCATAAACCTCCCTAGTAACTACTTCTTGGGGGAGGTAGTCGTATCCGAGGTCTTTAGCAGATTTAGTGGGATCAGTCCGAAACAGGAAAGATACTCCGACATAACTATCCCAATTATGATAAAGCCACTCCACAATGCCATTTACTTCTTCCTTTGAATAACTAATAGTTGCAGATACATTCTGTTGACACCAATTCTCCATCAACATCTTGTATCGTTCCAATTGAGAGATTGCACTCTCAAGATTAACTTCCATCTCTTGATTGTTCTTAACAATCTTATCGAATGGAACATCCTCCCACTTAACAGGAAACGTGATAAGAACTGCTTCTGGATCATTTGGATTATCAACCACCTTATAACCTGCTGCACGACACAGAGGCACAAGAGGATCAAACTTACCAAAGTTCACATTGTTGAAAATGTATTTACCAAGAGGTTTATGAACACCCTCAGTAGTATCCATAATCTTACTCAGGGTTCCAGAGGGCTTAATGGTGGTGACGTTCTTAGGACGCGGAGTCCCAAATTCGTCAGCCATTGAATAAGCTCCGGCTGTAGCTGTTCGTTGTAGCTCGGTGTAATCGTAAGGAGAGAGGTCTGGCCGTCTGACGATACCTGTAAGCCCCACTCCACAGAGTCGAAGAAACTCGTTATTGAGATGCCATGCCTCTTGCAGAATGCCGTCGCGAAGATTAACACAAGTTTGTCGATAGTTCGCCCTAGCAGCCAAGTGGATAGCTCGGCGGAGTCCAGCAGAATCTCCACGGAATTTTGCAACATCAACCTCACTTAAGTTCTTTATTGTTACAAGGATAAGCTATTTCTACTTATCTCTATATGTCACCATATAGAACAGACTATATCACCACCCTTTAAGGGGCTTCTCGTACGGATGCCATTTTATAATCAAAGCTCTTAAGCATATATGGTTTAATGTTTTCGAAAAACATATCGCAATGGTGCGCAGGAACACCTACACGCCAATACTTACCACACTTATAGATGTTTATGTCTAATCCGATCTTCTCTTTAAACTGATGTTTTACCCAACACAGTTCAGCATAAGACCACTTACACATATTAATCATTGGATACCATCGTTTACCTGCCCTCTGTATATTACCATCACACATATACATAACAGCAACAGCTTCCCAATCCAACAGTTTAAAATCGTGTGGACTAGGAACGCGTCTTCCATCTTGATAGATACGTTCCCACAACACAGTTAGGAAGGGGTGTACCTTACTGTTAAGGTGGAAGTATTTATCACACTCGTGATAACGATACCCAATTTTTAACTCATCTAGGAGAGCTTTTGCATAATCCGCCATATCATTATTCTCCTTACACATGGTAAGGTGGAATGACGCATTAATACAACCTTTATGCATTGTCAACCCTGCATCAGACATGCAGAGAAATGCCATTTTCTTAGTGATTTCTTTTTTATCCATAGTCGTTACACAGTTCCTTAAGGAATTAGCACGGTATTGTCTCAATTAGAGAGGTTCACCGTTTTTAGAGAAGTTTTCAATACAGATTACTCTGTAATGCTGCCACTCAGACAGAAACTTTTGTTACCGAGTAGAATTTCGGCACACGGATTGACTCCCTTAAACCAAGGAGCACGCTTAACGGCTGCTGCTCCATTAATAAATCCGGGTTCAGAGCCACCTGAATCAACCACGAGTTGAAGAATGTGTTCCAATTCTTGCTTGGAGGGCTTATGCTTAAACAGCAAGCTATTGTTACTTTGGAAACGTTGTACATTATTATCTTTATGAATACCTTTCTTAGCTACCGTGAATTCCGGCCATTCATCCTCTCCGTATTCAAATAGCGCAATCTCAGCAGACCTACGAGAAGAGAGTACAGTACCGAGCCAATTGACAATATCAAGAAGATCAATACGACTAAGAAGGCTGCCAGCCCTGCGATTAAGAATTCTATAAATGTTCTCATATGCCTTTGCTAAGGAAGCGTCTCCAGAAGAAATCCATCCATACCCCTTAAGACGCTCCCCCGCTGGACGAATCTGAGAGAAGTCTAGAACCAGCTTAGAAGCAGGATACTTATGAGCCATCAGCTTACCAATGCTCTTACTCCAAGCTTCTGCACTATCTCCAATTTGAATTGTCCAAACACCAGTGGAAGGATCATACATCTCAGTATTATTCTGAGCACCGTCCTTAGATGTACGAGAAGAACGAATAATTTCTAGTTCTTTGATCGGATTTTGGAAGCCAGTAAGTTGACCAACGATAGGACGGAAGCCAACACCGCAACCTTGCATAAGGAGCCACAATATGTCCACAACATCATACACTGTTTCCACGTTAGTGTACGAGCAGTTGAATTGAGATGCCTCCCGTCGCTTAGCAACTTCAGTACCTCCCAACCAGAGTGTACGTCCCGACATGAGCACTTTCCGTTCGAGCATGAGCTGTCGTAATTCACGTAGTTCTTCTTTCTGTGCGTTATCAAGCGGCTTATTGTTTGAACGTGTCCACAACCAGCCTTGATGGTCAATTACACGATTCACTGTTTCCTCGAAGGATTCAAATATTGTACCATCTTGATTCTTAGTACGATTATATGTTCGTCGCATCAAGAGTTGAGAGCGAAGAGATTGAATATTCTGTTCCATTAATTTCCTTTATAATTATCGATTATCACCGCTACCAGACAGGACTCCTCGATTAGAACGACTTTCTAGTTTTAAAATATTACTATTAGCAATGTCAGAAAGAGTGAAACCATAGTCAGCCGCAACAGCAGCTAGACACCACAGCACATCTCCTAGCTCCTTCTTTACCTGTAGCTCAAAATCAAACTTAGCACCATCTCTAATAGCTTTAGCTATAAGAGAATGAAGCTCTCCCACCTCTCCAGAGAGATTAAAGAGAGCATAGTCTGATGTTGCAGAGGGAAGACGGAAAGAGAGTGCTTTAGCTTGGTAATCGTTTAGTGTATGAATCATTCGTATCGTTTATTTAAATAATCAAGAGAAATTGGCATGAGATCAAATTGACCATCATTAACCTCATGGAACATTAGGCAGCCTCTCCAATGCTTGTTCCCTTGAGGTCCAAGGTAGTCTTCATTGTGTTCATAACAGCTCCCAGCAATAATACCTGTCAGTCGCCTACCATCCGCACGATGTGCTGTAGCAATCTGGAGTCCTTGTTGGTGACCCGCAACGCACGACATGTGCCTCTTACCCAATTGCGCATTGGCCGTAGTAGCAGGTCGTCCAGCAATACCAGTGGGAAAGTAATGACTATAAGCAATATCATCAATAACCACAACATCCAGAAAAGGAAATACTTCCCAGTCAAAACCAGAATATCCAAGATCATCAACACTAATAAGTCCTTCCAACTTAGGGTCATTATCTACAGCACGATTGATACGATTCTCATGATTACCAAGAGTTAGTACCATTCGTGGGGTATACACCTTCTTTTTATTACGACGTTGTGAACGCTGTAGGGCATCAATTGGCCTCATTAAAGATGACATTGCCTCAATAGTAATTTGCTTATCAAGATGATAGCGCCTTCCTTCATATTGCCTCTTACCTATGTCATAGGAACTTAGAGACGGCATGTCTGCAAAATCCCCTAGACAGACAATAACATCTGGCTGTTTATCAGCAATGTATTGTCCAATCTTACGAAGGAAAGTGAAATCGTCTCCAGGACGGGCTTGTACATCAGGTAGGACGAAGTGTTTAGTCATCAAGTAGGGCCTTTACAGAAACAGGGAAAATAGGTTCAATCAATGCACGAGCCTTTTGAGCTACAATACGTGATTCATATTGAGTATGTGGGTCCAGTCGGAGCCTGAGCATATCACACCACGCACCGAGAGTTCCGCTCCAAATCCATTCGGTCATCATGTTTTGAGGAAGAATCATACGTGCTTGTTCAGCACAGATTCCCTTATGTAGCATTGCTTGGTAGTATTTCAGAGCTGCGTCACACATATCTTCAAAATTAAACTCATCGTTAGAGTACCATGTATCTTGCTGATAAGATAAGACAATTGATGGTTCGTCCGTCAGCTCTTCACTACTGCCTTGTTTTACATTATCTGCCTTAAGTCTAAATTTGTTATAACCAGGATAATAGAATTCAGGCTCCTCATCTACATAACGCCTACTCACCTCATTCCACGGAAGGAATTTGTGTTTAACAAGCTGTCTAGCAACGAAAATAGGAGCCTTAACACGCATAGTGATGAAGCTGTGATTGAAAGGAGAGAAGTGCTTATGCTTGGCGAGATATTTAATCAGTTTTACATCTGATGGTTTAAGAATCCCCCTAATAGCATACTCTGTGAATCCATCATCATAAACTTCATGAGTTCCCCATTCAGATTCCTTATGAAAACTAACTCGTGCTGCATTTACAACGGATAGGTCCGTGCCCATGTGGTCAATTAGTGTTACTCCAATATCACTTTGCTTCACGTTCTTCCTCCAGTTTTTGTTTCAGATACATAGCAAGGTCTAGCACTTCTTCGTATGCATCCTTTAACGCATTACGACCATTATCTGCTTGAAGAATAGTTCCATATTTCTTCAAACCCATCTCTTTACGACTATGCATATCCTCAATCACTAAGTCGTGGATGCTGGGCTTGTTATTAGGAATTGGAGGAGGTTCTCCCCACTCCATATTCTCAGGGAATACAGGAGAAAATTTCCATCCCTCCTGTAGAGCCTTTCTCTCGTAAGCTGCATCTAAGCTCTTAGGCTGCAAGGATATACCCCTTCGATAACATAGTTTCAGCAAACTTCTCTTTAACAATATTACGCTCTTCCAAAGGAATCTGCATAAAATATCCTAGAATAAGAGAAGCACCTTTAGCATTAATCTTTTTCGTTTTATTAGTATAGTCTTCAGCCATATTACTTAGAACCACTGCTCGATTACGAGCCCTCAGTTCATAGTCTTCAATGTCATTGAACAAACCAAAACCCTTGTATTCATTCGCTTGATTTTCTTGATGCTCTTGATTCATTTTCTTCCTTTGTAATTATTTTATGACAAGGTTTGCACAATGTTTCCATTCCTTCTTTCTCACAGAATAGACGCTGGATAACTCCGTCCCAATTATCAAACCCGCTAATTGGAACTATAGGAATGATATGATTAACTTCTACATCTTTTAAAGGAAATAATTCCTTACAACGATTACATTCGTAATGCTTGGCCATACGACCAGTTTTCTCGTTAATCTTAGTAAGCCTATATGAATCAGATAACACTTTGTATTTAGGAGGCCATCTCTGACTAGCACTACGTAATGCACTCTTTATGAATGAATTCATTCGTGCTTGTGTCCATTCTCCATTATTGTATCTTTTAGGAATGTCTGGCATATTCTCCGTGATATTTCTCCCTAATATAAATTGAAACTAATTCAGCAAGTTCTTTATCTTTAAAGCATCCAAAACTCCTATATCTTCCATTTACTGTAGCTCTAACACAGTACATATCAGTATCTTTTCTATAGAAAACATTTTTAATACCTGTATTTGAATCTTTATGACTGGAGGTATTCAGCATATTTTGACGTCTAGTAGCAATGCGTAGATTTACAAAACGATTGTCATTACGAACCATGTTTATATGATCTACATCACTATCTGGATATTCCCCATTCTCATATAAGAATGCTAACCTATGTGCTGGATACGATTTACAATCAATACAAATATATAAATACCCTGAAATATAATATCCAGGACTCTCTCCTTCTTTCCTGCTCCCTACATTTTTAATCCTAATAAACTCCCCTGTCTCTTTATTATAAGAGAGGAGTTCTTTCAATCGTCCCTGTGTCAATGTCATACATATCCTTATAATCAACTTCAGGTGGCACCCATAACTCTATTTTACGGCCTTCAACATAACGTGTCATATGAAGCAGTCTAGCTTGCTCTGTGAGTTCTTTTTCAGCATCCTCATTGAAAGCTTCCTTATACATACCTAAAACCTGATTATAGGCATCTTTTATCCGTGTTATTCCAAATAATGCATCATAAGACTTCTTAGGTCCACATTTAGGGAGTCCGGGTATAGAATCTACGGAATCCCCCATTAGACATTGTGCATAGAAAAATAAACCACCATATCCAGATAATTTCTTATTGTCAGCAGATAGGAATATAGAGCCTATTTCATCTACATATAAGGGTCCTCTCTCAACCTGATTACCTAGTTCCCAAGAGTATTTCCATCCAGGAAAATTAAACAAATCCTTATCTCTTGTACAGATGATGCTTCGTACTGTTGGACCTGAGTATAAAGGGTTTCCATTAAGAAGTCTCTCCCTTCTAGTTTGCTCAATTGACATTAGATCGTCCGCTTCCAAGCCCTCTTGCATACGAACGTCATAGACAGCCTTCATATAAGCTGTTAAGTTTTTATAGTGCCAAGGCTTATTACCAACACGTTCCTTGTAAGGGGTACGTGTGGCAATAGCATATCTGAAATTAGACTTACCAGTTAGATACAAGATAGGAGGTGCCGTAGCTCCTACCACGGCACATATGTTCCTAATTTTGTTATCTAGAAGCTCTGCTACATAGTCAAATGATGGAAATCCAGGAGATTGCCATCCCGCTTCAGCAGCAAATCCAATTTCATACCTCAACACATCAGCGTCGATTAGAGGCTGCATCAGTAGGGAGCATTGTCATCTTTAGCTGGTTGACCTTCATCGTCCTGGATTTCAGGCTCAGGAGTTTTTGGACTTTCCTCCTTCGTCCCACTAGCCAGCTTCTGAAGCGTACTACCTTCATATTTCAGATTACCCTTAATCTTAGTTTGAATCCACTCAGGAAGGGCATTAAACACTTCCATATCAGGATTGTCCAAGTCAAACACCTTGGGGTTGTTAACTAGCTCTGGACAGCTCTGAGCATCACGAGGACGCATAGTAGAGATGGTTGCAATATTGTCATACACCTTCTCACCAGAGATGTTGTTAACAATAGTTACGTTAACAGGGGTGTCAATAGTACGAGAGAAGTCACCTTCAAACTCCTGCTTAGGATCGAGAGCTAAATAACGCTGAGTGCTCTTAGCCTTGTCTGCATGGAGTCCATAGAAAGGGAGTGTTTCACTAATCCAGCGAGGCTTATCAATAATATCAATCCCCTTCTCGTCCTTCATAAACTCATCAACAAGCTCATACGTAAGCATCACCTCTTGTGCAGGAGGCTTGTCCTTCCCTTGGAAAGCACGTTGAGCTTGCAAGCCCATATCAATAATCTGAACAAGACGACCAGGATAGGTTCCAGGTTCAATATTCTTTTGTTCAACACGAGCCTTGTTGTTATTAGAAACTTTCTTAATGTTTAGTGCCATATATTTATTACTCCTTAGGGGTGATGGTTGCAGAGAAGATGAGGTCAGAAGGGTAGATGTTCATAGTACCATCTGCGGTAATAACACCTAGAAATCCGCTGCCTAGTTGATAACCTTGAATGTTTTCAAATTTGAAGACGCCTTCTCCATCACGAAAACGAATTTCAATATCTTGTTTAACTTCTTCCATATATTTCCTTATTAACGAATTTCAATAGTCTTCTTGACAAAACGGCCCACCTTCTTCCAACCATTAAATGTCTTGAACATGTTATTCCTTAGTTAATGATTTGATTGAGCTTATCTGCAACATTATGAGCACGTTTAGCTTCTGCATCTGCTACGTTAGCCTTAGTCAGCAAGGCTGCTGCTTCATCACGGATATTAGAGGCTTCCTGTGACTTCTGAGCCTGAATAGTTACCAGTTCTTGTACCATCGTATTGAACGCGGTGAGAATAGAATCTACAGTCTTTTCTTTCTTAAATGTCAACATATTATTCCTTAGTGAATAGAGTACCAGTTCTTGCCAATAGCGCCTTCTCCGGCGTGTGGGCAAGAGATTTTATAAAACTCTCCAGCATCCCTGATACATTCCTCAGAGATACGCTTAACATCTTCTGCTATTTCTTCCTTACATTCGATAGTGTATTCATCGTGATAAAAACAGACAACACCATAATCAACCCCCCATTGATATTTCTCAGAAAGCCGTTGATTTAATAGACAATATGCCTTACTCATATGTATTGCTTCATCAGATTGAAGAAGGTACACTAGAAGTTGGTGTTCACTAGGGACCTTAATAGGCCGTCCATCTAACCCTGTAATAATTCCATCGAAATATTCCATTCGATTAAACTTAGCATTAAATCTTTGTTTTGCTGTTTCCTTCCATTCTTTTGTAAGACTTTCCATTAAAGTACCGAGTCCATCTAAACCACGGTAGAGCTTAGCTCTAAGATCAGCTCCTGATCCCGTTGGTTTCTTAGCCGTCTTAGCAAGCTTAACATCTCCTCCTCCGAAAAGGAGACAGTACATGACATTCTTTGCAATGTCCCTTGATTCGAGCTCTCCAATATCTCTGGTGAGACTATGATTGTCACTACCATCCTCTTTTTTACCTTCAATTAACGCCTTAGTATAAACAGGATTGTTCATACGACCAGCAAGCTGTCTTAATTGGTTTCCTGCTGAGTCCGTTCCAACCAAGACGAATCCGTCTCCCGAGGAAAATATTGCTCGCATTTGTTTCCCGTAGAAGCTAGAGGCTTTTGGGATGTTGACGATGTTTCTATGAGTTGCTCTGCCTGTGACTGCAAGTGTGTTAACAACGCTTGAAATTCTGCCATCTTCTCGAATAAGACCAAGTAAACCCTCAATAACGCTACGGCGTTGTCTGCATTGCACCCTTCTTGCAACAAGCTTTCCAAGTTTCCCTTCAATTCCTTCAAAAGGATCGTCTTTCGATAATTTAGGACTTGTTCTGTCCCCCCTATCGCTAGTGTTCCATTCAAGTGGTTCCCATCCAATGGATAATAGGAAGTTTTTAGTTTCATCATTAGAGTTTAAGTTAGTGTGCCTAAAAGAGATACGACTAAAACAACCAACAACGGGCTGAGAGTTGATATTAATACCAGTGTAATCATACCAATCAAGAACGCTTTGCGAGTAATTCCCATTCTTGAGGAACGGTTTTCGGATGTAATTATAAACACCTTCTTTCTTTGTTTCTTCAATTTCAATAATTAATGGAAGACGTGGAGTAATAGCTCTATCTATACGTTCAATCCACTTTGTAAGTTGATGAACACAGAAATTCATATGGTTCTTATCTACTAACCAACCATATTCCTCTTGCTTCTGAAGCCATGTAAATAGCTCGAAAGAAAGAAGGAACGCATTACGCCAAGTGCCTCCTTTAGACTCTTCTATCAATGCATCATATACAAGTTCCAGAATTTCTGTATCTTCTGTACAACGATGCATCATATCTTCTGAGAAATTCTCCCAATCGTTATGTTCAGGCTTTCCTCGTCCTACTCTATATCCCCATGCCTCAATAGAATGAGGCCCACATTTCTTATTAGGACAGTTGAAAGGAACAATCCGTTTTGGATTTAATAGACGACTCATAATTAAAGAGTCAACAATTTTACCCTTAAACTTCCATCCATACAGCTTCTCTAATAGAGGAAAATCATAACCAATTCCATTATGTGCAATAAGTACATCAAACGTATCCAGATATGAAAGGAGTTCTTTAATTTGATGAGGTCGAAACTGTTTGATTTGTCCGCCCTTGACCTTTACAGCTCCGCAATGCACTTTAGTTGCTTGTCTTAGGAATCCGTTAGCTTCCAAATCGAACACCCCGATTCTCATTCAGCGTGCTCGTCACATACAGTTCTAATCCATCCGTCTCCTCTTGTTTTACCAGGAGCTCCGCAATCTTCACATATATGATGTGACATGCTTTCAGCAAAGGAAATGGCTGCATATTGAACATCCGATGCACCATCTACGTAGAAGCTAAGTCCTCCGAATTTCTCTTTAATTTGGACAGCTTTAACTTGATGGGCATAGTGTTCTATGTGAGAATTCTTATCAGTATTGAACTGAAGCCATTCACATAAAGCATCAATAAGAGGTAACCACCCCTTACCAACTCCAGGGTATCCCTGTACACCTAAAATTTTAGGATATTTCTCTACAAGTTCGTCATGAGTCACGATATACCTCTTTTAATTCACTACGAAAACGTTCAATGATATGATAGCTCTTTGCATACGTATGATTTGTAATGTTTGCAATATCCTTTGCTGAATATTTTTGTTTAAAATATAACATCAAAATCTCACGCTGCTCTTGAGGCTTCTTATCGATACGAATAAGAATCTCTCTAGTAATTTGTTTGGGATAGTGAGGACATCCTTCTTCTGGCTCTTCTTCATCTCCAGTATTAGGGACATATCCACGTTCCTCAGACATATAATCACGTAATGCATTATTCAATACAATACTAAACCATTTAGCAAACTCTTCTTTAGAGAACTGACGATGATATTTAATAGCTCGTTCATATGCTGCTTGAACAACATCCTCCCCAGCCCATAAACTTCCAGTACGAAAGCCCATCTTCTTCACAAGCTTAGTGTAATTGTTCCTGTAATGCTCTTCAATTAGTGGGAGAATGGTTAACCCCCTTTCTTAATATTATTAACCAATTTCATTGAACAATCCTGTAGATTTGTCCCAATAAAGCTTAAATCTACCTGTCTCTCCAAATTCACGATCTTCCAATAGAACTAGTGTTCGCATGTTTCGTTCTTCTGGTGACAGATTTGGGTCACGATTTCCTTCCAACCCCAGCATAAGGTTGCAGCTACGAGCCATAGCACGACTACCTGCAAACTGCGAGCTGAGAACTTCACCTCCACGTTCGTGAGGTGGGCCGGAATCAGGATTGCGAAGGTGACAAAAGATAAATATAACCACGTTGAGATCAAGTGCCAGAGCAGAAAGCTCTTGAGCAATCTCTTGCAATTTAACATTAGCTGCTGAAGCCTCCATACCATTAGTGAGGTTTGTAATAGGATCAATCATAACAGCCCTACATCCTTCTGCGGCTGCTACACGAATATCATTCTTAAGAGTTTCCCAGCCTACATGCTGATAAAGGTTAAGCATATATAGCTTATCTTTAAGCACATCCCCGGCTTTGTTGTATTCCTTTTCATCAAATGGAATGTTAGGATCGTGGAAAATCTTTCCAGCAATTTTTCCTGCAACGAGTTTGTAAGTCTTGTTATTGGATTCTTCAGGCTTAACTAGGAACACCTTCCACCCGTGTTCACGAATGAAATGAGCAGTGAGAGTATTAACTACTTCACTCTTACCTTGTTTCTGTCCTGCGCCAATGTAAATTGTCTCTCCAAGTCGAATACCTCGTGTAGAATTAGTGATGTGTTTCCACGGCCACGTAACTCCATATTTAGGAGGTTCTTTGGCTTTTTCGTGTAAATCATTTCCACTAACCAAGCGGGTGTTTTTAGGTTTCTGTGCATTAAACTGACAAGCGTTATAACAAGCCTTGCTCTTTCCGGCAATTAGACAATCATTAGCATCTTTCTCTGGTAGAGAAGCAACTAGAGCATCAGGAATGATCTTTAGTACAGATTCTACGGCCAGCTTGCCTGGCTCGTCCATGTCAAAGACAAGGATGATTTCCTTAAAATGCTTCCGAATTTCTGGAAGAAATTTACTTAGCTGCTTAGAGGCGCCCCCTGCACCATGGGTCAGCGAAACAATAGCAGGATTGAGGTCTGCATATTGAGTGCCTTTATTTTGCTCTTTCATAATCTGAAACAATGCTATAGCATCAAGCTCTCCTTCGGTTACAAAGAGCTTTTTACCACCAGCATTGATTGCTTGATTCCATCCGAACAGGTCAACGTCCTTCGTAGAACCAACAGCCCACATCTTCTTATTTTCGATGATGCGGCATTTATAAGCCACCAACTCCCCGTTCTTGTAATAGGGATAGTAATGACTATGTGGAGTTATTCCGTCTTCTTCATTCAGACCAATACGAACACCAAAGTATTCTAGATATTGCTTCTTAAGCTTACGGTCTGGAAGATCTACAGTTTTATATTCTCCAATCTCTTTAATCTCCTGTTCAATTTGTTCAGGAGATTTGAACGGCACTCTAGGCGCATACCCCTCAGGCTTGTCAGCGTATGGATTGGCCTCATGTTTGCCACAAGCAAAGCAAAAGCCATCAAATGTTCCATCATCTTGCTGAAAAACCTGAAGGGCGTAAGAACCACAGGAGTGTCGAATCTTTTCAACACATTTAGATATATTAATTCTCCTTCTTAAACAAAGCTGGAACCTGTTTGACTTGAGAACGTTTAATTAGTTCCACATCCTTAATGAAATTAATCAGATAATTCTTTCCACTTTCAGATTTGAAATGATATGCGTCTATAAGAGCATCAAGAGCCTTATTACAATCAATTTTCTCCCATTGATCTTCATTCATGTGTTTCTCCTAATGACTGACGCCATGCTGACCTCCTTTGATTCGCTTCCCAATCTCCGCAGCAGCTAGAACGATGGCACGGCGGGTGGCGGTGTAAGTGTCAAGCGATGCGTCAGCAACTTCTGATAATCGCTCGCTTGTAACGGAGCAAACAGCACTACATGCAGCACCAGATTGTGTCCTTGCAATCGGAAATACGCGAAGACCAAGATCGCAAACCATCCGCAGCGCGTCTCCGTCATTGGTGAGCGGGTTCCAGTAGGAAGTGATAGCCCCTCTGCGGAAGCCTAGATCAAGACAAACACCCGTTTTCCCATCTACCACTGAGTAGTTGCAAAAGTTTGGGTCTTTCAAATTGTGCATAGCTTCCGCAACGCATCCCAACAACTCATAGTCAGTCATGACTGGCCTCCTTTGATTCCGTGGTGTATCTCAAGCAAGTGCGCGAATACCGCCGACCATCGCGGAGCACATTGGCCCGAAGAAACAAGTCGGTCGTATTCGCGGTGGGCTGCGTCTGCGATTTCCACAACTTGATCTGGCGTCAGCGGAACCGCCCCGGCCTGCACCAGTGTGGGCTGCGGGGTGACTGACTCTGAATAGCACTCACCGTTGCACACAAAACACTCCTGATCGGTGCCGATGTCAGGGTCGCGCACCATCCATCCAGTCCCGCCGCAATTTCCACACGCCACCACTTCTCCCGCCCCTACAGGTGTACCCCACTTTGCGAGGGCTGCGCGGCCAAATTCGATAGCGTCCAGTTCACATTCGTGTGCTAGATCCATCAGTTCGACGTCTGTTGGCGCCAGGGGTTGGGTGTCAGTGGTCATGGAATTCCCTTCAGTATTGCTGCTGAGGCGCAAGCGGCTATGGTTGCAAAGATCGCAAATAAATATCTGCCTCCTAAGCCCCATGTGTACGGGTCAAAATCCCACAGGATGAAGGCGAACAACGCATACATCAGGGCGACTCCGAGAAGTGCAGTGATGGCGATTCTGATCACTTGCCCTCCTGTGCTGCGCGGGCGGCGATCCAGTTGGTGTGGAATCCCTTGGACCACGAAATCGTGTAAAGGAAGCAGAGAGTGAAAATCCCCCACTGCTGCGTCTCCCACGCTGAGTAAAACCAGAAAGGCTGGCCGAGCAAGCCAAATACGGACGCCCAGCGACGCCGTACAGCAAATGCTGACTGCGAAAGGAATACCGCAGTGACGCCAAATAGGGCGATAAAAATTTGTGCGGTCATGCCAAGGCTCCCCGCACTTCAGCATCGCGCTGCTCGTACCCGTGGCGGTAACCGCGCCGATACTCCGACTCCGGCGCACCCCCCTGCGCTGCGGGCGAGGGCTGGAGTTCTGGCTGGGTGGTAGGCGCGGAGACCGGGCACCAATGAGGTGTATTCCAATTGGTGTCGCCTATGTATTTGCGCTCTGGCAATGATGGATGTTCACAGTAGACGTAATGCCCGCTGTCACCCTGCACGGCATAGCTTTCCGAATTGCATGCTTTGCAGTCGGAGCACCTGCGCTTAACGGTCACCTTCGGGCCGTACCCGCTCGGCGCCGCCACAGCGGCAGGCGCTGCCTGTGCTCTCTCCTGTTGATTATACATATACATATTCCTTAACAATTCTCCACTTAGATCTTGGGTATATAATTCTACCTTCCTTTACATATTTTCTTGCTATATCTTTGGTTAGTCCTGTATACCCTCTGCACCAACCTAACTTGTCATCAGGAATGTCAAAATAAACTGCCCAAATATGAGACTTTTTCATACAAATGATTTTGAAACTGCGTTTAAGGAAATGTGCATAGACATGGTATCTGAATTTAAACTATTAGTGAAGAAATATATAATGACTTCTCCGTTCTCTCTTTCAACTAGCAGTCCTATACGACCGTGATGTTTATGATAGGGTTGGTAAATGCTTGGTTGATTCACCCATACTCTGTATGGAAGTTTTTTAAGAACAACGCTCATACAAATTCCTTAAACACTTCAACATACTTTTCAAGAGTGGTACCTTCAAGACCGCAAGCCGTATTAACCTCCAGTACGTAGAACCTATCTTGCTTTTTATTATAAATCATATCAACAGCACCAAAGTCCAAGCCTAGTGTCTTAATAGACATGATAGCACAAATCTTAGCAATCCTGTTTTCCACTACATCCTTGTGAGCGTAGATGAAGCCATTACCATGATTACGTACCTTCCAATTAACTTTGTCGTCAGGAATGTCCTTATTACGTTTCTTCTGTTGGATAAAGAACACCTTGTCACGAAATACGTGGAGACGATATTCCTCAGTCTTCGGGATATATTTAACATATAGAGGGGCAGGAGGAATCTCTCCCTCCTCCTCTACAATAATAATACCTTCTCCGCTGTGTCCTGTAAGTTTAGTACGAGCAATAACAGTAACACCCTCAGCAAGCCACTTAGAAGCCTCTACAGGGCTCTCTGTCCATTCAGGAATACTAACATGGCCATCTAGTGCTTTAAACGCTTGTAGCTTGTTTACTGCTACAGCTACACAGTCAGGTGAATTGAACACACCATCATGTGCGATGTTACGTACAAAACCAGAGGAGCCCCAATTAATCAGACCTCCTAGTACTTGTAGACGTTTACCTTCATGCTTGATACGCTTGATACCAAGAGATTGAGCAAGAGCTTTGGCAGACTTACTGCCTTGATTGTATGGATAGAGTTTCATATATTTACCGTTGAAAAAGGTTATGGTCACCTACCTCATCAAAAATAATATTATTGAAATTTACAACAGGTCTTAGAATATTTCTAGGATTAGCTTGGGCCACCCTACGAATACGCTCAACAAGGGCAGGTTTAGCTACAGGAATATCGGCCTCTTTCTTGAATGCATAAGGGAAGTCAATCGTAAGAGAAAAACCTTTACGCAAATCCTGAGCAAATCCATCATATTTAAATGCTTCAGAATAACCACCAAGCACATTGTCCAAGAACATATTAGGGCTGCTCTTAACAAAGAAATCATGAATCTGTTGTAGATTATCAAATCGTTTAGCAAACTCACGAATCATCACCAATGCACTAGCCCAATTATTAATCTTCTCAGGAGACAGTGTACCTTCTAATCCACGAAATTCAATACTTCCATACTTCCACATAGCCTCAAAATTAAGGGCAGCGTAACGAACAGAATCATTAGGATTTAGAATATACCAATGATTTTCTTGATAAGAGATTAGCTTGGTAAAGAATTTCTGAATACCTTCTGCATCTTCCATTCGCAAACAGAAACGATTGCCTCGGCGATGTGGTGCACAATAATTCATCATAACTGTTTCACAGATGAAATATGTGTATGCCATATTTACAATCTGATTAACAGTTAGTTGTTGAACATTAACGTGAACATGAACGCTAGTACGGAAAGAGAATGCCGGATGAGCAGCTCGTTGACTATCTTCCAACCATTGCATAGCTGGTAGCACATCTTCCACATCAATAGGCTTATTCAGCACCCACTCACAACGAGAGTGGGGAAAATCTCCACGAAGAGAATTATCATCAACGGTTTTCCAACCATTTACGTTGACAGGGTTTAGATTATTTCCTTCACATTCAATTTCAATACCAACATCACCAGCAGTTTGCTTAAGGTTGAAAAGTTCGTACAGTTTTTTCATAATCATTTTCCAAAATAATTGCTAGGTGTTCTTTACCAGGGAGCCAAGAGATGTTCTTTACTGTTTTATATTTACCACTAAGAACGCCAACAATCCCTTCCGCCTTGTAATAAATATGCCCTTCACAGTCAACAGCAAACTGCTTATCAAATGCACAGCCGCTTTCATACTTCTTAGCAAGTGCTAAGGCTTTAGAAAGGGTAGGATATGAGTTATTAAACGCATCAATCCATCCTTTATTACGGAAGTTACGAACATCCTCAAAATCATATTCAGAATTAGAACGTGTCACTGTGATAAGACTGGAATTACTCCAGTTCATCCCGATAATCATCTTACGACTAGGGTTACGGATAGTGTAATACACGCCCCCATTACCATCGTTAATCATTCCGATACGTCCATTGATGGGTTTAATAGTGTCTAAGGAAAACTTACAGCCCTTGATATTATTATCCTTTACATCGAGATAACGTACAGCAATACCGTCTTCCTCTAGATCTTGTACAGAACGAATAAATCCTAGGGTGTCTTTAACATTCATCAACGTACCAACAATGTCACGTTGAATGTCACGTTCGTTCATTTCAGCCATAGCAAATCTCAATTCCTTCTTTGTTGATAATCTTCATAGCTTCCTTCTTATCAGAAGTATTAATGATAGCTTGAATATCTCCGTATTTACTAGCGAGATTTTCACCATTAGCCAGCTTATGCATACCTACTTGTGCATTACGGAAAACCCAACGCATAAGTTTCTCACTCTTTAGCCATGCATTAGATAGTGTGCGATATTCAACACCATAAGGTTTGAATCGGCAGGCACCAGCCTTACCATACATTTCACGACGCTCCTTGTCATCATCATACATCAAACTAGGGAGTCCCAAGAAGAAATCCATTTGCTTGGCAGCTTCCTTACCCATAGCTTGATGTGTTGGATCATTAATATCGTGCTTATCAGCCCAACCAATATGCACATGACCAGAGGCAGTACGCATGGGACGATCACCATCAGGACGATCGTTAGCCCTGCCATTCCATGCGTTAAAATCGGGATCACAACCAAGCTCAAGAGCTTCCTTCGGTTGCTCCTTTAGATAGGAAAGATCAAAATGAGCTACAGGAGTAGCCACAACTTCATATTCAGGTACCATCTTACACAGAATACTGTACACTTCCTGAACATTGATACAGAATTCATCCTCACTAGCAGCAGGATCAATATTGAATTCCAACGCCATGCCGTCCACTTGGACAGCTCCCTTATTAACCTTCTGAGGATTCTTCTTATCCCCCTTAATCAAACCATGAGCAGATTTAAATACACCATTACGCTTAACAAACACTTCGGGATCACAACCGATAAGAAATTCCATGATATTCTCCTAATATAAATGATTAATCGAATGGCCGACCACCGGCCTTGATGAAACTAGCCTTAGAAACTTGTTTAAAAAACATACAAGTCTTACGACCTTTATGGCCCCAATTTCTAAACCACGGCCCTTGAATCCACTTATTTTTAGTAAGAAATTCGATAAGAGCTACTTCTTTCTCATTAACTGAGATTGTAAATACAGATGCGTCCTTGTCCCTCTCCTGAAGAAAAGCCATAAAAGTTCTATAAGAGAGGTATGGAACATGCTTATCTGACACGCCCGATACCTTAGAAGAAGCACACCAACCTGGAATTTCTTCCACGTCAAATTCTTCTTTCATATCTTGAATAGAGTATTTCATATACCTTCCATTAACAAAACATACTTACAAGTTCTTTATCTTCAGCACAAGATTCACAAATAATCCCATGATCCTTCGTAAACTTGTATTGTTCAGATGGAAATACATTACCACCACAACAGTCACACGTACCGTGAATCCCCATCCATGTATTATAATCTACATCCCCACCACGACTAGTACGATAGGTGTGTTTAGCCGGTTTATCTTCAATAACTTTTACGGAGGAAGCTACAACTTTGTAATAACTACCATCTTTTACAGATATTTTGAGTTCACCAATATCACATGTGATTTTAGTTCCTACATTCTCTTTACTATTTCCACGAGAATTGTAATACAAACGTACATCTAGATTGACATTCTCAATGTCTTCACAGATATAATATGTAGCTCCGAAAGAGTCAGTACCATAACCCTTCACTTCAAGCGAAGCGTTCTTTGAGTTTTCGTAACCAACTTTCAAGTGTTTTACTTTGAAGGCTGTTTCGGGAACCACCCCGTTGTTTTTTGATGAATCCTTATTAGGAAGTTGAAGAACATTACGCTTATGGTGATTACCATAGGTCCCATTCTGATAAAAAGGGTGGTTCGTGATTTCCGGGAGCTTTTTTGCTTCCATCGGAGTCACTACCACCTTATCCATTTTACCCGTATCATCAATACGGATGCTGTGATGCATATCTGTTTGAAGGATGACAGGTTGTTCAATATTAATATCTTCTCGTGAACACGCTACTTGAAGCATCCACAGTTCAGAAGCCCAGAACAACGTTTCTCCACCTACACTACGAGTGAGATATAGTGGACGTTCTTCGTTACGGAGGAAATTAATACTCTCTTCAAATTTATCCCACCACACTAGAGCCCAAGCACCGCTGATAACATTAATTGCATCACGTAATCCCTTTTGATTGATGTGGTGATACAGGTTTTCACTATCTACATCAAAATCTTTAGAATCAAGCAGCTTATATTTGTTCTTCAATGTCCCATTATGCACTCCAACAATACCGTCAAAATCAAAAGGGTGAGCATTACGTTTAGAGACACTACCTTGTGTTGCAAAACGATTATGACCTATGATAGCTCTGTGTGCCCCCATCATTACTTTATCATATGACTTGGTATCTAGGAGACTATAAGCGTTACCTAGTTCCTTTGTCACTTTAACATTTCCGATACGTGGCACAACAGCAACGCCTGTACTGTCAATACCCCTCAGAGTATCAAGAATAAGAAGAGTTTTAAGGACACGTTCTTCTTTAATGGTAATTTTACCAGCTACACCTACGATTCCACAAATAATAAAATCTCCATTATCCGTACCTGGTAATTTCACCAGTTGTACTGTATTGTTTAGAATGTTTTGGTTAATCCTATAAATTATAGGAGTTAATGGTATGGATGCTAGGAATTGAACCTAGATTCTCGATTTAGAAGATCGATGTATTTTCCATTATACGACACCCATATGAAATGTAGTAATTGTAAAGAAGATAAAGATAAATCTGATTTTTATTTTAGAAAATCAGAAAACCGTTACCAATCTTATTGTAAAAAATGCTTGTTACAGTATCAGATTGATAGATGGAAAAATCGTAAATTAGAAGCCATACAATATAAAGGAGGTTGTTGCATATCTTGCGGATACAATAAATATTATGGAGCCTTAGAATTTCATCATGTTAATCCTGAAGGTAAGGATTTCGATTGGAGGAAATTAAGATTAAGGTCTTGGAACTCTATTACAGAAGAGTTAGATAAATGTGTATTATTATGTTCAAATTGTCATAAAGAAATACACAATGAATTGGTAGGACGTAAGGGAATCGAACCCCTAACCAAAGAATTATGAGTTCTCTGCTCTACCGTTGAGCTAACGTCCTAATTATAATTTATCCGAAGAAACGCTCCAACAGAGATTTGAAATACATCTTCATACCCTCATATTCAGCTCCATAGAATTCTGGATGAGGCTGGAAGCAGAGACACTTAGTTTCTTCGTAATACACCACTTCAATGTCCTGATTAGACACATCACGCATGAATACATCACCTTCAAACCATTCACGTTCCCCTCCAATGGTGCTAGAAGCCACCAGAACGCCCTTAGAGGAGGGTTTCATCATTTGGTGATGGGTAGATGACACGTACACCACTTCGCCTGTTGTAGCGTCTGTAATTGAATGGGAGTGTGTATGTCCTTGGACATGCTGATACATAGCCCCTCCAGACATAACATTAAGGAACTGCCCTCCACGACAGATACCCACCATAGGGATGTTGTTAAACACGGCATTAGTGAAGATTTGCTGTTCAATAGCATCACGGCGGATATTATTGAATGTCGTTGGGTGATCCTTAGCACCGTACAAGCTAGGAGTTACATCTTCACCACCAGTGAACACAATCAAATCAACTGGTTCCAGCTTATCATTAAGTACGCTAGGTTCAATGGTAAATCCAAGCTCCTGGAACAAACGTTCGTAATCACCAAAACCACCGCCAACGATGTAACATTTCTTAGACATGATAGCTCTTTCTTTCTTACTGTTAATGAATTGGTGCGAGAGACGGGAGTCGAACCCGTACAACTTACGTCGTCAGATTTTAAATCTGGTGTGTCTGCCAATTCCACCACTCTCGCTATTGTTTAGAACTTAGAGGCAATAAGCGTACACGCCTTAGCTACTGCCACTTCAAATGAACCCTTGATAATCTTAGGTTTCTGTCCAAATGCACCAGGTATATAAGAGTTAATAACATCAGAATTCAGAAGATTAAATACACTTTCTTCATTACCCTCTTGCACTCCAATACTCTCTTGAATTGAATATCGTTTAAGACCTTCAGAAGTATGAGGTTCCTCGCTCTCCTTGTAACCATTCTTGAAAAAGGAGACAATATCATTAACAGAGTGTTGACTGCTCATGCAATGGTGCCAACCGTTGTTATCCAATGCCTTCAGGACATTATCAGGATTTAGGTAAGTGGACTGAGAGACAATGAAAGCCACATGACCGGAAAATCCTTGATCAATAGCTTCTTGAAATACTTTCAGACGACTGCTGCTGTGCTCATATCCGATACGTAGTGCAATATGCGCAGCTACAACATGGCTGTGAGGATGGTTTACATCCAGAAAGATTCCCTTTTTAAGAATATTCTCAATAGTATCCTTCACGTAATACTTAGACCAAGGGCTTTCAAATACAACATATTTGAGGAATGAATTAAATTCCTTTTTGTAATCCCCTACACGGTCTAGATATCTAGAGATATTAAACCCAATAGTTTTAATCTTATTTTTAGTAATAACACCATACGCTCCGAGGGAAGAAGCACATGCTTGATTACGTGCAAAATACTTAACATCATCCTTGCCAACAACAACGTAAGAACAAACACCTTGTCCACTGCCAATTGCAAGTTTATCAAGTAAAGCATAATCAACTACAGGTACATCAACAGGAGGAACAGTCTTAATGAATCCATCCTTCTTATACGTACCCTTCTTCGTGCTAAGACGAATCAAACCAGAGGGATAGATGTTGATAACAACTCCTTCAACACCATCTTTACGCTTAACGTAATCATTTACCTTAATCATTTCAACAGGTTCCTCATAGATATAAAAACGATACGTATACATTACTCGTAGATCATTATTATCGTCACGAATATAGATACATTGTCCATTAAAGTTTTCAATAATATATAGCTTACCTTCAGTAAATCTTTCTATATAATGTTCTATCTTTTCAGGATTGATAACAACTTTCATTCCAACTTTACGATTCTCTATTGTGAGTGCAATCATTTGAATTCTTTTGGCTAAAAGTGAGTGAATTTCGGGTTAGTTCTCTACGTAAGTATAGAAACGGCGGAGAGACGAACGAACGAATGTGAGAGAGGAACGTAGGTTTCGATATATTATATTATTCTATAATATACTCTCCCTTATCAGAATAAAGAACTAGGGATAGACATCTTGGAAACAACTCCAGCCTGCCACTTCACCTTGTCTGAGCTATCACGTTTCTTTTTCATATTTGCACTAGCCTGTAATCCAGCACTTAGACCAAATTCCCCTTGACCATACCAACAATTGCGTATGGAATTATCGAGAACAACAATGGAGCTGTGACGCATATAGTACCTATGTGAAAAAGTGAAGACGAGTAAAAGCCCCTAGACTTTTACATCTAGGGGCTATTATTTATTTAAAATGTGTATACGTTACACTAGAATACCTTGAGCCTTCAACTTTTGGGCAGTCTTGAAGGACAAACTAGCATTCCAATTATTACGCTTGGCCTTGTGCTGGCCAGCATGCCACGCCTTATCAATGGCATTGGTGATTGGCGTATCATTCTTCCCATAAGCCACAAAGGCATTGATAAGGGCGTTAGCAACAGGACGCACGATGGTATGAGTTTGCATGTTAATTCTCCAGTAGGCAACATCGCCTAGCATATACACTGTTTACAATGTATATGCGAAACTGTCGCTTATTCTTGTTCGGCTTCCTTCACATCAACCATGCCTGCCTTAGCCATAACATCCACAATGGCATCAACTTCAACACCGGCTTCGAACATAATGGCAAGCAATTCCTTCTGGTCAAGGCCATTATCTTTCGCTTGTTGCAAATGCTTCGCAATGTAGTTCTTAAAACCACGTTTGAATGATGTCGGATCAAAAGGTTTTTGCTCAATTTCAATATGACGCTGTGCCCAGCTAAACATATTGTTATTCGGGTCTTGCAAGAATGCAATAGCATCTCGATGCGCTTGATCGTAACGCTTTTTGCTTTTCTTTGTGAACATGGCAGTGGCATCGTCATAATGGAAGCCACCAAAATGCTTGAAGAAAACAATGGCAGCCTTACGATTGACAGGCGTAAGAACACCAATCAATTGATTGACATAACCGATATTCTCCGTGGAATGCAGGGCTTCCAGCACAGCACGACTAGCCCAATTCAATTCCTCACGAACAGTCTTTTCCCCTTGTGCCAGCTTGCCCATGCTGACCTTAAACTTACCTTCAAATACATTTTTATCAAACGCCATGATATTCTCCTTTACCTAATAAGGCATAGCTGTGCAATAGCGCACAATCAATGGCTCTTATTATAGAACCATTTGTTGTGAGTTATTCCTTTGGCAACAATTCAAGTGTACAAACTAATGCACCGTCAATCCATCCTATGTATGAATTGCGAATGTTATCCATACGTTGATTGTATTCTGGTGCATCATCGTTGAAGAAGTAGTATTCCATTTTAATTTCCTTTTCAGAACAGTTTGCTTAGAACATGGTTAAATTATGCACTAAGAAAACCATTCTGTCAACCATCCCCGCCGGTGAATCAATCAAAGGACAATAGCTAACGCCATAATACATTATAGGATGCTAGGGAATGTATTAGCGGGTGATGCTATCATCTATTAATCGAGGCCCATTGGACTAGATGATTTTCAGAATGATGAATTGTTAACGAACAAATAAGACTGTGCTGTAATTAATCACCGGTTCGAGAATATCTAGCGGATTTCCATAGGCCATGTATTGATTGTTGATCTATTCCATTCTATAACCCGTCCTGTCCGCATACTCAGGCACAAGACACACACGCATAGCATCCTATGTACGTGCATATCCCTGCGGTTTTCGCATAAGGTAGGGTGTAACGGAATAGGGCAATCAATTGTTGCACCTATTCACACAGTCTAATTGTTAAAGGGCGGCATAACATGTATGCCCTGTCAGCTATCACGATGTATAGCTAACGAATGGCTCTAATGTAGCGTGTATTTGTTGTCACTGTCAAGCTCTATTGATGCCACATTCAAGGGCTAGAGCTTGTGCATTGTCAGCCTTACCGGGTAACCGCACCGCACGACGTAAGCAACGCTAGACACACACGCTACATTGTTAAAGAGCCTATGCACAAGGCACGATGACCCGATGCATGAATGTATTAGAGCATAGAACAAAAGGATTGTCAACCCCCAAATTCATGTGTTGCATATAAGCAACACGACATCCAACACAAGGGAGAATATAGCATGCTATGCCGCACCATGTATATATGCAATTACATACAGTGTTTATAGGATGCTTCGCATGCGCTCGTTGTCACTCGCATATATATGTAATGCCGAAGGCGTCTAGAGACAATCGCTAGCATCCATGCGGGTTTGTAACCAGTGTTGGTTGATAAGTTGTGGATAAGATATGCACAGGATATGCACAGACTAAATGAAAATCATTGAGAGGGGGTATTGCAACCAATTCTCATTATCATTCAGCAATAGTAATAAGAATAATTCTCAAGTATATTCTCAAGGATATACTCAAGAGGTATAGTAGGGGTGTAGGGGTACTTGTACTAGTATGCATTGCAGCTTCTAAATTTCTACAAGAAATTACAACATTGAAGAATAATAGGTTTTTCTTCCCTTTGTATATACTTAAGTATATTCTCAAGAGTATGCTCAAGCATGTGCTAACACGCCCTTCGGGCACTGAGAGGATGTATATGAACGAAGTGAATATACGTTTTAGTATAATAGGAAAGGTAATATGGAAATTTATGAAAGAATTCCAGAAAGTGCTAAGGTTGCGACAGCACTTGGTCCAGCAGCTTTAGGTTTGTTTGGTATTCCATTAGAGCAATGGATTTTGATTCTATCTGCTGTAGTATCAATATTGATTATTATTGAGAAAATCCCTAAAGCTTATAATGCCATTGCAGCAATGGTGAATAAGTTTAGAGGTAAAGATGTCAATAATACAGAATAACAAATGGCTTGTAGGTGTAGTAACAGCTTCGTTAGTAAGTAGTGCTGCTTTATGGGAAGGTACTAGGTATTATGCTTATTACGACATAGCAGGGATTCCTACAGTGTGTCAAGGGTACACTGGTAAAGATATTGTGTTCAATAAGAAATACAGTGTAGAAGAATGTAATGCCTTTCTTCGTAAAGAACTTACTACACATAGTAATGGTGTATTGAAGTGTATTACTAAGCCTTTACAACAACACACACATGATGCATTTACGTTAATGGCCTATAACATAGGTGTTAGTGGATTTTGTTCTAGTAGGACAGCAAAGCTTTATAACGAAGGAAGATATACAGAAGCTTGTTATGCTATGTATAAAGCTCCTAGTGGTAAGCCTGTATGGAGCTATGTAAAGAAGAATGGTGAATGGAAGTTTGTACAGGGGCTGTATAATAGACGGATGTATGAAGCCAAGATGTGTCTAGGAGATGGGGATGCTAAATTGGATTAAATGGGCTATTATAGGCGTTATTACGGTTATAGGTGTGTACGTACACATATCTCTAGTAAATAGTGCTGTAGAGTCTAATAACGCTAAATGGAATAAAGAACAACAAGAGCTTATAAAGAAGAATGATGAAACTGAAAAAGCTATTCTTACAGGAGTTCTTAAATTAGAAGAGATGAAGAATGAAGAGATTCAAAATCTTAACACTACTGCTAACGATCTTCGTAGCAAGCTGCGCAACAGGCCCTCACGTAAGTACATCACAGTCTATCGTGACAATCCCTCAATTGAAAGAGCCTGTACAGGAGCAGAGCTTTATAGAGAAGATGGAGAGTTTCTTATTGGGGAAGCTGCCAGAGCAGAAAGAGTCCTCATTGAAAGAAACTACTATTACGAACAATATGAACAAGTAAGAAAGAAACTAGATGAGCGAAATAAATCTAAATGATGTAACGAGTGGATATAATCTCGTTAAGATAAATAATAATTTTCAAACATTAGAACGTGTTATTAATGAGGAACTCCTTCATCGTGTAAACGTAGATAACATTCCTAATAATCTCCAAACAGATATTGATGCCAATAGTCGTCATATTTATAATCTAGGTAAGCCTACTACTGGTGGTGAACCGCTTCGTCTTAAAGACCTGTTTGGAGATCCTGATGAACTCTTGCAAGGACCTGAACGAGAAGAGTTTACAGCGGTTGCTGGTCAAACCGTATTTACGGTTTCTAGCACTTACGTGCCAGGCTCTGATTCTATTGTCGTACACAGGAACGGCGTATTACTGTCACAAACCGAATACGTAGAGACATCAACTAATGTAGTTACGTTAAATACCGGAGTTGATGCTGGAGATATTATTACAATCTCCTCCGTTGCTGTTACAGGTGGAAGCTCTGGTTCATCCTCAAGCATTACAGCTTCTAATGTAGGTACAGGGGTTGCAGTTTATAAGCAGAAGGTTAGTGATAATCTCACCTTTAAAACATTGAAGGCTGGCACTAATATAACGATTACACCTTCTGAAAACGAAGTGTTGATTAGTGGAGTGGCTGCTAATGCTAACGGTAGTAACCTAGGTTCCTCTGGAGAAGGTGTATTTGCATCTGCGACTGCAGGTAATTTATCATTTAAAAAACTTAAAGCAGGTGCTAATGTAAGCCTCTCTAGTGATTCGGACAGTATTACTATTACGTCCTCAGGCGGTGGAGGTAGCGCTTCTATTCCAGTATCCGAAGCAGGAGTTCTTAAAACATCTGCCGTATCTAGTTTTAATTTCATAAATAGCACCGTAGGTGTATCCGGTAGTGATATTACAATCACCGGTGAGCCTGCTGACTATCTAAATGTTAAGAAATACGGTGCCGTAGGCGATGGTGTAACAAACGATTCAACAGCTATTCAATCAGCAATTACTGCTGCACAAGCTGCAAATAAGAGCTTGTTCTTTCCTGATGGGGTATATGTAATCAGCTCCCTTGGTACTCAATCGGGTAGGTTGATGTTAATTGGTACAGGTAACTCTACGCTTAAAGGTACACTTACCTACCATGAACCGTCTTTCCCAACATCAGCAGATACGTCTTCGCCCCTCACTCCAACAAGTGATTTCTTTAGCGCTAGGGGTATTAACTTTCAAAGTACCACTTCGGATTATGCACTGAAACTCTCAACAGTACAACAACCTAGTTTCCTCAGTACATTTGATTTAATCAATTGTAAATTCTTCGGTCACAGCGGTGTACTTTGTCAGCATATGATTGGGTTCCAATTGGTAAATTGTGAATTCAATAACAGTGTTAATGGTATTCGTTTAGAAGGTTGTAATAACGGAGTCTTTACAGTTTGTCGATGGCAGAATATGGCAGGGGTTGGTGTATACATCACTAAACATGCTACAGAGACTAACCGGGCTGGTGGGGAGAATATGAAGTTTGTCGGATGTGAATGGGCAGTATGTACCTATGGTATTATTGCTGATGAACATATGTGGCTTACGATTGATTCATGTCTTCTGGACTATTGTGATGTTCCTTTGTTCTTATCTGGGTCAAATTGGTCTAAAGCCATTAACACCTACTTCGGAGCTGCTTCTGTTGCTTCCAGTAGGTTCAGCGCTGTATCTGGATATGTAGCTCCTAACATCTCTGGATGCGCTGTTTACGGGCGTCCTAGCGGGTATCCAGTTGGTGTACGTGGTACAGGATTTACTGCTCATAACTGTGAGTTCGTAAACTATATCTCTGGAGCCACACAACCTCTTGTATATATTGATGGTTATGTCAATGGTACCTATCCTCTAAGCGCTCAAGACATGGGTTTTTACGATTGTCTTTTCTTACAAGGTGTTAGTCACGGTTCTCAACGCTTGCTAGAAGTTTCTAACGCTTCTTCTGCCAGGGTGATTGGTAATCGTTTTGAAAGCTATAATAAATCCACTTCGTTGTTAGATGCTTATCGCACTAATGCTGTTATGGATTGGATTAACCATAGCAATTGTTTCCGTAATTGCACACAATCTGGCGTAATGGTTAGAAGTGCATATGAGCAAGGTGCGGGTACAATTGTTAGTTCTTCGGAACCGGGCAGTCCATATCCTAATCTTATTTGGGTACAACCGTAATGGGAACTCCGTATGTAATTCTAGCAACAGGGCAATCAAATATTGCCCTGAAAATGCCTAAGACCTGGACACCTAATGCTAGAGCAAAGGTTTGGAATAATGATCCAGGAAGTGATACAAGTATCGGTACTGCTTTCGTTGCTATTGACAGTACGCTTGCAGGGATTTCCGAATGCTATGCTAGTAATGTTGCAGTAGCTAGACCTGATCTAGATGTATATCTGATTAAAGCTGCTCGCGGTGCTAAGGACATTCTATACTGGGTAGGAGGGGGTTTCTGGAACAGAGGAGCTGCTGGATACGGTAACATCACATTAAATGCTTCACCGGAATTAACGACATCTATTACACTCAGTAATGTTGATGTACTAGGCGTTAGACGTCCTTATGCCGCTGCTTACTTAAATGTCGGCGAGCATATATGGTTGAAGAGTGGAGCTGTATCGTATAAGTATCAAATCTCTGCTGCACATACGTGGTCTACTGATTCTGCTATTATTCCGGTAACGTATATTTCAGGAACAGGGTCACTTGATGCAACAGTGCAAGTAGAATTCCAACCAAAGTTTGTTAAAATCATGGATGACAATATCCCTCCTGCTCTTGCAGCAGTTGGTGCATCTAAGATTGATATGACCTTATGGTGGCAAGGTGAATCAGATGCTGATTATAACTCTCGATACGAAACAGAGTTTGAAGCAGCGATGACTTATATGGAATCTAAGACCTGGAATTCTCCATCAAATAAGCTAATCGTGTGCGGCCTCGCTCCTACAGCTTTCAATGGACTTGCTTCATCCGATGTTATGAATGGACGGTTAGCAGCTTTAGCAGCCGCTAAACCTAATAGAGTATTTGCTGATATTGCAGGTAATGTCTCCATCTCAGACTGGAATGATATTTATCACATGACAGGTGATGGGTACTATAATGCAGCATCTTATGTAGCTTCATTATCTAGCCCTCCTGTGGTTATTCCTGATACGTCAGGTACAATGAAAGTACGTAATGCAGCTAATACTGGATGGATCAATGTAACTACTGCGTCCGTATTCAAGATCAGAAACGCAGATAATACAGGATGGATAGATAAGACAGGTGGTCCTAGCGGAGTATCAATCCGTAATGCAACCAATACTGGATGGATTACGTTAAGTCCCATAACTACTTCCTATGCAATTTCTCCAAGTATTACGTCTGTTAACGAAGGGTCCTCAGTAACATATACAATTACAACTACGGGAATCGGAAGCGGTACACTGTACTGGAGCAATTCAGGCACTACCACAGGAAGTGATTTTACTGATGGACAGAATAATGGTTCAGTGACGATTACTGGAGACTCCGGTACAATTGTTAGAACCCTTTCTAGTGACTTGACTACAGAAGGATTGGAAACAATAATTCTGAATCTTCGTACTGGAAGTATCGGAGGTCCAATTGTAAAAACAGCATCCACAGTAACAGTTACAGATTCTTCCACTGGAAGCGCTTTCCCTAGTGATCTTACATTTACACGTAATGATCTAGAGTTCTTATATTCTGAAGTAAAAACCAGTTCAGTCAATACGGCATATATGGAAATCATTATGACGCTAGATACGACTAATTTCTTCAATACAATGACTCGATCAGATGGTCATATAGTGTTTGCTTTTGACCCTGTTGGTGATTCTAGTGTCTACTCGGGAGGAACAAGAGATCATTGCGGACAAATTGTTAGACATGGACAACCTTTGTTCGATCAAGCTAGAGGTTTCACTCTCTTACGTAATGGTCAAATCTATTCTGAACATTGGTTCCCTGGGGCCGGGGCTGGACTTACAAGTTTAGGTTATGGTTTTGATCCTTTAGTGAATAAGATTTTCACTGTAAGACTGCGAGCAGGTTATCGTTCTGGAACTTATGGTGAGAAGATGGAGATTGATATTTTCAATGGAACATCTACATCAGGGAGTGTGCTGACAGGCTCTACTGTCTCTTGGGGATGGGATTGGTCAGGCTCGCATAGATTCTTACTTGGAGCTATTGGCTATTTCGTTGACCCAAGCTCAACAGGTTGTATCGAAACAACAGCTAATGGAGCTTCATACGGAGCTACTATCGGAATCAGTAATTTCTCATTCAATATTATAACATGAAACCTACAACAAATCAAATTCAGAACAAGTCAGGGGTAAGTGGAACGACACTTACAGATGCCTTAAATACTGTTGAAGCTATTTTAACAGCGGGGGTAGGGATTGGAGACATGCTTAAAACTGTTTACGATCCTAATAATAACGGGATTGTTGATGCAGCAGAGACAGCTCCTTGGACCGGTATTACAGATAAACCTGCAACATACCCCCCTTCATCTCACTCTCACACCAAAGGTGAAGTGGGTCTTGGTAACGTAGACAATACAGCAGATGCTGATAAACCTGTCAGTACAGCTACAGCAAACGCTCTTTCTAATAAACAAGACACTCTTGTCAGTGGAACGAACATTAAGACAGTTAATGGAACAAGCGTTCTAGGAAGTGGGGATATTGTAATCTCTGGAGGAGGTGGTGTAACAGATCATGGTGCTCTAACAGGATTGTCTGATGACGACCACACACAATATCACACTGATGCGAGGGGTGATGCAAGATATGCACAACTATCTGCGTTAGCTAATAAACAAGATACGTTAGTTAGTGGTACTAACATTAAAACCATTAATGGAACAAGTGTTCTCGGTTCTGGAAATATTTCCGTTACTGGCACTACGCCTGTCATTGATTCTCTTTCCATTACATATAATGGTGATGGATCGGTCGCTACGACCACTGAAGACGGTCTTGTAAAAACATTTGCATATAATGCAGACGGGTCGATTAATACTATTTCGTGGCCTGTTGGTTCTCTGACGAGAACTGAAACATATTCATATACAAGCGGCGTGCTCACAGGTATGACCGCATCGGAGGTTTAATTTATGTCACTTATCGCAGCAGCTTACAGCGCAATCCTTGGACTAAAGAAGCGCACATGGGTCAGCGGGATGACCGTCAAGAAGAACGAAATAGTAAAGAGTCCTGCAGACAACGAGGACTACGAGCGCATCACCGCTACCGGAGGTGGCACAACGGACCCAGCGGACGACATCACGAACTACGTGGCCCGTAGCTACGTGCGGACAGCGGCATTGCCACCACCACCACTGCTCGGCGTAGTAGGGGCGTCGTTTTATGGGGCGACAACCGTAGCCCATGGCACGCTTGCTGTCGGAGTACGTACACAAGTCTTATCCATCAGTGGACGCGGAGTTATAGATTACTTGGCCGCATACAAAGGAGCAACGGGAACATTCAGGGTCGAAGTTATTGTTGACGGCAGAACTGTCTCCGATGAGACGCTAACGATGGCGACAGCGAATGCCGCCTTGTATATCGGATCACCTGCTTACTACGGCGACACTACAAACTTTCTAAATCTAGCCGCGAGGCAGCACCAAGGGCTCGTATTCAAGCGCAGTTTTACAGTTTACATGACTGCAGTTGTCACGCAGACAACTACAGCGAAACTTGCATACAACGTGAGGAGTGAGGCATGAGCGACTACACAATCACGCTGAGGTCTATAGTATAATTTAGATTAAATAATAATGAATAAACAAGAAGTTATGCGCGATAGTATGGGAAAGATGAGAACACAATCTCTATTTCTTGAACTAGGCTATGGCACAGAAGCTTGTTTCACACTGAAGGATGAAGATCACGAGCACAATGGGAGGGTTTATCCCTCCCTTAAGCGCTTGTATTTGGAATGCTCTGATCCTACAGAGTACTCTTTCGCTAAAGAACACCTATTAGGGTGGTCACATTGGCAGAGAATGTGTGAAAACAAGGTTATCTTTAGACACATCCAAGAGTGGAGAGACGAACTAGAAGTTAAGCTTCGCTCTCAAGCTATTATGGATGCCATCCAGGAAGCCAAGAAAGGCCACTTCCAGGCTGCTAAATGGGTAGCAGATAGGGGATGGTCAACTAGGGGTGCAGGACGTCCTTCTAAGGCTGATGTTGAGCATGAGAAGAAAGTTCAAGCACGTATTGATAATGAATATAGCGGAGACGTTGTGCGTATGTTCGCTAATCAAGGTAAGTAATGAGTAAAGAAGAAGAATTGTGGAGAGTAGAGGCTAAGAAGAAGCTAGAGAAAATGCCTGAAGAGGCCAAGCAAATTAGAGAAACCGCTCTCACCGATCTCTTCTTCTTTGCAAAGCTTGTTAATCCTGGGTACATGTATGGAGATATTCATAAAGAACTTTTCCAATGGATGCAGGATTACAGCCTCTATGGTCAAGGTGAGGACCTAACTAGCAATAAGCTTATTATGCTCCCACGTGCCCATTTAAAGAGCCATAAGGTGGCTACATGGGCTGCATGGATTATCACTCGTCATCCAGAAGTAACTGTATTATACGTATCTGCCACAGCGGAATTAGCTGAGACACAGCTCTATGCTATTCAGAATATTCTTTCCAGCTCTGTATATCAACGATATTTTCCTGAATATATTAATCCTCAAGAAGGTAAACGTGAGAAATGGAATCAGAGAAAGTTCTCTATTGATCACTTAAAACGTAAGGAAGAGGGTATTCGAGATGCTACAGTATCTACGGCTGGATTGACAACTAACACCACTGGATGGCACGCAGACATTATTATTGCAGATGACTTGGTTGTCCCTGAGAACGCTTACACTGAAGATGGGCGAGATAGTGTTATGAAGAAGAGTAGTCAATTTACTTCTATTCGTAATGCTGGTGGATTTACAATGGCTTGTGGAACACGTTATCATCCATCGGATGTATATGCAGTATGGAAATCTCAAGAATATGATGTATATGATTTAGATGGAAATATTACTACTCGTAAGCCTGTATGGGAAATCAAAGAGTATGCTGTAGAGCAAGAAGGTATTTTCTTGTGGCCTAAAACAATGCGTACTGATAAGAAGTTCTTTGGCTTTGATTCTCAAGTGCTTTCACGTATTAGGGCAGAGTATTCGGATCGTGTGCAGTTTTACGCTCAATATTATAATGATCCTAATGATCCAGGCAGTAATAGAATTTCAAGAGAAAAGTTTCAATACTATGATAAGAAATTCTTACGACAGTCTGATGGTCGTTGGATGTATAGAAATAAAGTATTGAACGTATATGCAGCTATTGACTTTGCTTTCAGCTTAAGTAAGAAATCAGATAACACAGCTATTGTTGTTATAGGAATGGATGAAGACGGTTTCATATACGTCCTTGATCTAGATGTATTCAAGAGTGATAAGATTTCTGAATATTTCAAACGAATAGCTATATTGCATTCTAAGTGGGAATTCAAAAAGCTAAGAGCAGAAGTTACAGTAGCTCAGGCTGTTATTGTTAGAGATTTGAAAGATAAGCTTCGTGAAGAAGGCTTGCCCCTATCTATTGATGAACACCGTCCTACACGTAATGAAGGTACTAAACAAGAACGTATTGCATCGGCTCTAGAGCATCGTTATGATAATCAACATATATGGCATTTTAAAGGGGGTTATACTGATCTTCTTGAAGAAGAGCTTATCTTGGCTAGACCATCACACGATGACATTAAAGATGCATTAGCAAGTGCAGTAGAAATTGCTATAAAACCTCGACGTAAAAGCTCTGAAGGTAAGAGCACCAGTAACATTATTCAGTTCCACCCACGATTTGGTGGGATTAGGTATTAAGGAGAACTATGGCTAAGAAGCCTTTAGAGATTTCGTCTGCTTTCGGAAGAGACAATGTTGCAAAATATATTGCAAACACATGGCATACGTATAATTCACAACGTAAAACTAAGATTGAAGATTGGAAAGAATTACGTAACTATATATTTGCAACAGATACAACCACTACAACTAATAGCGGACTTCCTTGGAAGAACAGCACGACACTTCCAAAATTATGTCAGATTAGAGATAATCTTCATTCTAACTATATTTCTGCACTATTCCCTAATGATGAATGGTTGAAATGGGAAGCCTATTCTAAAAACGATGCTTCTAAAATTAAGGTTGAAACAATTGAAGCATACATGTCTAACAAGACACGAGAAAGCCATTTTAGGACCGAAATTAGTAAACTGGTATATGACTATGTTGATTATGGAAATGCCTTCTCTACGGTCGATTACGAGGCTTCCTACGCTACCAATTACAAGGGAGAAAAGGTTCCCCGATATATTGGACCACGTATTCGTCGTATTAGCCCTTTAGACATTATCTTCAACCCTATTGCTTCTACTTTCCAAGACAGTTTTAAGATTGTACGCTCTCTTAAGACTATTGGAGAGCTTGTTAAAATGTCTCAAGAACAACCTGAGAATATGTATCTTGCTAAAGCTCTTAGTAATAGAGCAAAGCTTATGAAACATATGAATGCTTATGGTACTGAGGATGCTGATAAGGAAGAGGGATTTCAAGTAGATGGTTTTGGTAACTATTTTGAATACCTTCAAAGCGGATATGTTGAAATTCTAGAGTTCTATGGAGACATTCATAATCTAGATTCTGATGAATATCAGTCTGATCGTATGATTACTATTGTAGATCGTATGTGGACTATTCGTAATGAACCTTTCG